TCATTTCTTTAGCGGTTGTTGATACAAGAAGATTGCTTAATTCATTCACCAAAGGAGATGGTGATAATTTGTGGCGTAGTTCTGATGGTGGTCTAGTATTAGAGGTGGGGACAAATGTGGAATATGCGAAGCTTCAGAATGATGGATGGCAGCAGGTAAGGAGATTCGTCCCGGGAAGATGGGAAGGGCATAATTTTGAATATGATCCACATGCACCTACTGGAATGATGTTAACTGCTAAATTCATAGAAGGTCGTCCTTACTGGGATAATGCGGTTGCTATCTATGAGCGTATGTTCCAAACCGCATTCGACCGCCAGTTTCGACAATGGGTACATGGAGGTTAGGTTATGTACGTACAGATACACGGTTCTATGAAGGCTTTTGTCTTCGATAACTTGCCACCAGGTACACTTTCTTATCATGAGCAGGTTCCAGAAGAAATACGGGTACCTTCAGTGTACTTCCCGCACTTATCAACGAATGATTTGAAAAATACAAAGGATACATTCACCTTACTGTACACAATGACAGTGAGGTTTTTTAATGCAACGACAGAGGAAGCTATGGAGCTATCTGATGGGATTGCAAACTTAATTAGGCGTAGCGGTTACACAGTGAATCTCCGTAATGAAGACGGAAGTGAATCGACTGATACCGTCTATTTTAAAAGAGTGACTACCGCCCCAGTTGAGGTTGGTTCTTCACAGTTAACAATGATATTCGAATACCAACAAACTTATAGAAATTAAGGAGAGTGGAAGGTATGGCTGAAGTTACCGAAACGCCTGTTGTGAAAAACAAAATGTATCGTGGTGACGAATATATTATCGCTGCGATGATAAAGGATCCAGCAAATCCAACAGCAAAAAAATTAGTTCGTCCGTTTGATCAAAACGAAGAATCTCACAGTATTGAAGCAGATGAGATTGAAGCAGAGTCGAAAGATAGAACGATTAATGACTACGGTAAAGTATCTGAGACTCGTTCATTTGGTTGTACGTTATCAGAGGGTGACGTGTTCTACCCAGCTGCAAAAGCTGCTATTCGAAACAAAGAGTACATTGAGATCTATGAAATTAATAAGCGTACAAAAGAAGCAGAAATCGGCAATTACATGCTGACTTCTTTTGAGAGATCATCTTCTACTGGTGAATTTGTTTCTTATTCAGTAGAGACAAAACTTTCTGGTACAACACGTACAGAAACATTGACTGAAATTCCTAAAGGTGCAGGAGAATAAAGGGCGGTTTTTACCGCTTCTTTTTAAATTTGAAAATAACATCCAATCAAAAGGAGATTGATATATATGCGTTTTGAAATTAAAGGGAAAGAACACGAATTAAAACTTACTTACAAAACGATTGCTGAGCTAAACAAGAAATATAAAGGTGGCGCACAAGAAGTTATTGGAGCTTGTTTACAAGGTGATTTAGATATGTTTGAAGACGCTATTTACTTTGGATTAATGCATACAGGTGAAGGAATCACTAGAGAGCAAGTTGTTACTGAAATTGAAAAGCAATTCGAAGCAGAGAAAATCTCGCAAGAGTTCATTGATGAAGTTCTTAACGAAGTAGTAGCAGATAATTTTTTCTACAAAGCGACAACGAAGAAATTAAAAACACGAATGAAGAAACAGTTGGTAGCAAAGAATCCGGAGTTGAAAGAGATGGCGGACGAGATGTACGGGACGGACGAAGAACAACCGACTTTACTAGAGAAGAACTAGACAAGGTACAGCAAGATGGATTTAGATACTTAGGTTTATTACCAAGTGAAGTAATGAACCTTTCTCCTCGTGAGTTTCAAAACATGATGACGGGGAGAAATGAACAATATCTAGATGAATTGCAAACCTACAGTATATTCGCTCTCATGATGCGGTCTGTTTATCACAGTAATCCGAAGAAAACGATGAAACCTAAGGATTTATTCGACAGAACGAAAATGGTTACTGATGAACAAAAGAAAAAATCTATAGAGGACCTTGCGAAGAAAGCAGAAGAAAACATGCAATTCTTAAAAAATCTCAATCTCGGTTGATTGAAAGGTAGGTGAGATTTTGGCGACACAAGAAGAATTAGTAGTTCAGTTTAGAGCTGAAACAGATCAGATGCGAAGAGAAATGGCTGCTATGCAAAGTCAATTAAATGATTTTGTTAGAACAACAAACCGTACATCTCGTGAGTATCGAAGTAGTATCGAAAATATGGGTGATGCGAATAGCGAATACAGTCAACGTTTAAGGCAATTAAAAGCAGAACAACGGGAAGCTATGAGACCGCACATTGAAGAATTAAAACGGACGGAATTGGCATATCTGGATGCTGCTATGGGTATGGAGACATATACAGGTAGTGCCCAAGACTTAATAGCGCAGGTTAACGAAATAGGTAAAGCTGAAAAAGCTGCAAATGATGAAATAATGAAACTTGACAGAACGATGCAAGCAAGTATGTTACAGACCATCGGTATGATGAATAATATGTCTACAACTTCAAGCAAATTACGTAATGATCTAAGAAGAATGGGTAATCCGTTATATAGTTTATCTCATGGAGCTCTAGCGGCTACAGATGCAATTGAGAGGATGGCTAACAGAGGATCAGCAGCACAATTAGCATTAGAATTTTTAGGACCTAATGCAAGCGCTAAAGAGTATGCTGATAAAATCAAAGATATAAATATGGGATTAATGCGAATGCAAATGGTTGCGCTCGCTGCTGCTATTTCTTCAGTGTTATTATATGGCGCATTGCACAAGGCTAACATGGAAATGAATCCAAAATATGCTGAAGCATATACAAATATGTTAGAAAAGCTATCTGAAGCCTTTAATCCGATGAAAGAAGCCTTTGCAGCGGTTATGATACCTGTTTATAAATTCGTAACCGCGATAGCAGAATTAATTATTAAATTTAATGAAGCGCACCCAGTTCTAGCTAAATTCATCCAAGGAACTATGATGTTAGTTCCAGCCTTAACACTGATACTCGCCCCTTTAGCGGTTGGTGTTGGACTTCTAAAAGGATATAGAGCAGCCTTATTCTTAGTTTGGCAAATGGTAAAACCATTGGCTTTAGGGTTAGCAGTCGTCAGCCCTGTAGCCTGGGCAGTAGCGGCGGCTTTGGCTGGATTAGCCGTCGGAATAAGTTATGCATATAAAAATGTAGAACCGTTTAGAAAGGCCGTTAATAACTTAGGTAAAGCGATAAAAGGTTTTGCACAGTTGATATTTGGAGATCCGATTAAAGGACAAGATTTACTTTATTCCATAGGTATTGGCGACGATACGATTCAACTTATTAATAAACATGTTGATATGATTAAGAAACCGTTCATTCAATTGTCTAGTATTATCAAGGGTTTCTCCGCGGGGTTACGAGGTAATACAGATGCAGCAATGGAAATTATGAAGGCTACAGGAATTTCTGAAGAAACAGCTACCAAAATAGCTAATGCAGGTGATAAAGTTCGCCATAATTTAAATGCTACAGGAATGCTTTTAAAAGCCTTTGTGCAAGAAGTGAAGAAACAAGGTAGTGCTGATGTTGATTTGTTAAGGGCTGCCGGGATATCAGACAATGCTATTAATGCTTTTACAAAAGCGGGAGCGAAGGTAAATCATAACTTAAACTCAATTAAATTATTATTAAAAGCATTCGGACAAGAAGTGAAGGCTGGTGGTACAGCTGATATCGACTTGCTTGTTGCAGCTGGAATCCCTATTTGGGCAATCGAGAAGGTTGTCTCTTTTGGTCGTGCTCTTAATAGTGCACTAAATACTGTAAAAGCAGTCATTAAAGGTTTTATGGCATCGTTGGCTGGTAATAGTGACAATGGTGCAGAAATTATGAAAGCTACGGGGTTAAATGATAATTTAATTACGATGATTTTAAACTTCGGTGAAAGGTTACGGGAGACTTTCGCTAGTATTAAAGAAGCTGTAGTTAGTGCTTTCCATGGAGATTTCACGCAAATAACGGACTTGTTCGCTAAATTAATACCTAGTATCATCGCAATCTTACTTGGCGGAGTCCCTGGATTAGTGATTGGGATTTCAACGTTATTTGCTCATATGGCAGATGCATTTGGAGTAAGCGGAGAAGTGTTGGTTCAAAAGTTCGGAGAGATAATGAATACGCTTGTCTCAACGTTTACCACTTTTGTTTCAACCCAGTTGCCGGTGTTTCTAGAGCAAGGTGTAAAAATAATAGTAGGTATTGTCCAAGGAATTACACAAGCTCTTCCTCAAGTGGTAACTGTAATTTCTCAGATAATCACAACATTTGTCACAACCTTAACGACATTATTACCGCAAATAATAATTATTGGTATTTCATTAATTCAAACATTAGTATCTGCAATGATTGGGGCGTTACCTCAAATGATCAATGCGTCGATTCAAATAATAAATGCATTAGTCCAAGGGATCACGCAGATGCTACCATTAATTATTGATGCCGGAATTCAAATTATAACAACGTTAGTACAAACAATAATCCCGTTAATCCCACAATTAATAGACGCAGGGATCCAAATTTTAATGGCCCTCATCAACGGGATAATTCAGATATTGCCACAACTAATCGACGCGGCAATTCAAATACTAACGACGTTGATGAATGCTATTGTTCAAAACCTCCCGTTAATCATTGATGCCGGAATGCAAATTCTAAATTCAGTGATTCAAGGTATAATTCAAGTTTTCCCGCAACTAATAGATGCAGCATTGCAAATCATTACACAATTTACGGACGCCATCATTCAGAATTTGCCGCAAATTATCGAATCGGGGATACAGATTCTAACCAAGCTTATTGAAGGGATCATTCAAGTTCTCCCACAAATTGTTGATGCAGTTATAAAAATAATCAATAAATTTACAGAAATAATTGTCCAGAATCTACCGCAGATTATAGATGCTGGTGTTCAAATTTTGACGAAATTAATCAATGGGATTATTCAGGTGCTACCTCAATTGGTTTCTGCTGCAATTAGACTTATGGCTGAACTGCTTAAAGCAATTATTCAACATTTACCAGAATTACTTTCTGCAGGTAAAGATCTAATTGGTGCTCTAATAGATGGTGTTCTAAGTTTGCTTGGAGAGGTATTTAGTTCAGGTGTAGAAATTGGTGGGCAATTATTAGATTCATTAGGTGATGTTAATTTATTCGACATCGGCGTTAACATCGTTGAGGGTTTAATTGGCGGTATTGGTTCTATGATTGGATCGGCTGTATCAGCAGCAAAAGAACTCGGTAGTAGTATTGCTGGCGCTGTATCAGGAATATTGGATATCCATTCTCCTTCCCGTGTTATGAGAGACTTGGGGATTTATACAGGACAAGGTTTAGTTAAAGGTATTAGGTCTATGGAAAGTCCAGTATATCGGGCAGCAAAGACAATGGCTGAATCTGTTAAAGATGCATTGGATTCATTATCTGAAGGAATATCACTTGGTGATGTTTCTATGGGAGCTGTATCAGGTCCTGCAATTCCGATGGTTTCTGCTGGGTACAAAACACCTGCAAGTATTTCATCAGTTCCATCTAGTGTAGGACAAAGTAATTCGAAAAGCATTCAAACTACAAACCCACAAGTTAGCAATGCTAATAATTCATCTAGAAATATAGTAATAGAGAATGTAGTAATGCTAGATGGGTACGAAATTGCAAGATCGAGTCAGCCATACCTAGACGACATGCAAGCAGGTAAAATTCAAATAAAATCTTATATGCAAGGAGGACGCTGATAGATTGGAAGATATCAAAACGCTCGGCACAATTGTAAAATTATTAAACGGAACTATATTTGATTTAGATGAAATCGGTGTTGAAACAAGAGACTTTAATCCTTCAGCGCCTTCTCCAAAGCATAGTTATGAGGAAATAGAAGGAAGCCATGGAGCGATTGATTTAGGGACTGTTTATGGTCCACGTAAAATCAATTGCGCTTTCTATATAAAAGCATCTGATATGTGGGACTATGCACTATTCCGAGATGAAGTATTTAACATGTTTGATAGTAGACAACCTTTTTATATTATTGATAAGCGTAATCTAGGCAAACAATGGTTAGTTAAATGCGAGTCAGAATATGAAATAGACCAGCAAAGGATATATGGTTTTTTTGATATTAAATTTATATCATCCAGTCCGTTTGCTGAATCAATAGGAACCACACTGACTCCGTTAGATATTGATTTAGGTTTGTGGCAGATTGGACAAGGATTAACATTTGAAGATCCAAAGTATGTCCACTCCACCTCTACATTCCGTATTTATAATGCTGGTAATGTTCCGCTCAACCCACGAAGAATGCCCTTGTTAATTAAATTTAAAGGTGCATCGACCAATTTAAAGATTAAAAACAAGACAACTAGCGATGAGTGGTCTTATACAGGAACAACTTCAGCAAATGACACGATAAGATTAGATCAAGTGAGATTCACGAAGAACAGTTTATCTATTGTGCGAGATACAAATAAAAAGTTGATTACGCTAAATCCAGGATTTAACGACTTTGAAATTACAGGCACCTCAGGTGCCTTTTCTATTTCATTCGATTTTAGATTTTACTATCTATAGGTAGGAGGTGAACGTTTGAATTTAATTACAATTACAGATGTATTGGGAAACACAGAAATATTGACGGGGTTTAAAAGTTTTAATCGTGTTCGAAAAGTGAATGGAGAGAAAGTTATAAGTTTTCTCATCATACCAACGGAAGAGAATAAGCACGCTTTCCCACTTGTTCAAGAAGAAAGTAAAGTCGAATTCGATGGAGAGACTTACGTAATTAAGTCCATAGCCGAAAGGAATATCGGTAATACATTTTATAAACAAGTTGAATGTATCCATGATTTCTTTGTGAAGATGATTGATAAACAAAAATACGAAGTGCGTGATGGAAGCATGCCATTACGTGATGCACTAGACTTTGTATTTGAAGGTACTGGGTATCAAACAGCGATAATCGATTCGTTTTACGCTCAAGATTTCGAGAATTTCGGGAAAGACAATCGCTTATCTTTGTTGAAAAAGGTATTAGAACGATATAGAGCGGAAATGTCTATTAGCGGAAACTTAGTTAGATTTAAAACGAAGATTGGTGAAGATACTGATTTTCAATTTAGATATAACTTTAATATAAAGACCTTCGAACGTACAATTGATACAAAATCACTCGCTACATACATTCGAGGGTATGGTAAAGACGGATTAATGAGAGAGTATATAAGTCCAAACGTTCATATATTCGGTTTTCTTGAAGCCCCTATGATTGATGATGAAAGGTACACCACAATATCAGGATTAGATAACGCTTTAAAAGAATCATTACAAGACACTCCTATCATTAGCATGACGCTTGATTTTATAGATTTAAGAAAAGCCGGATACCCTTACATTATCCCTAATGAAGGAGATCGAGTTCTTTTAATTTACGAGCCGATGAATGTGGATATTGAAACGAGAATCATGGAGATTGATGAAGAGTTTAATAACGAATTAGAAATAATTAGCTGTAAAGTTACACTAGCTAACTATAAAAAAGATTTATCAGGTACTCTTCTTCAAACGATACAAAAATCATTAAAAGGCATTGTGAATAATGACGGGAAAATAATATACAACGCTCTTGATGAAGCGGTAAAACGTGCAACTCAAGCTATTAAAAACGCTCAGACAGAACTAGTTTTCGAGAATGGAATACTTGCTGTTGACCCTAACAACCCCAATAACCTTGTCGCTTTCAATAGTGCTGGTATTGGGGTTAGTCGTGATGGTGGGAATACATTTAAAGAAGCACTAACCTATGAAGGATTAGTTGCATCGGTAGGGGTTATAGGTCAATTTGAAGCAAATAATATTAAAGTTGGACCAGGTACATTTTTTGAAGAAGGTTATGATCCTTTAAAAGTTTCTAATAGGCTAGATACTTTAATTGATAACTTATCAGAAGATAACGTAATTACAGTTATTGAAAAGCAATTTTTAAGTGCAGAGTGGGTGAAAATTCAAAATGAGTTTAGTTCCACCATGCAGATTGCGGCAGGGTATTGGAAACCGGAAGAAAAGATTTTCGAAAGAGATATGTATACACAAAGATATGAAGAACTGAAGAACTTTTTAACTGTTGAACATGATGAAAATAATAAGGCAGCCATTTTATCACCGAATAATATGATAAAAGACTCTGTTATCAATGGCGACAGATATAAAAGTTGTTTGACGAATTACTTTGAATCTAGGAATAAAATGAATGAGTTAATCTTGTTTCGTACAAAAGAAATTGCTGATACAGCTCAAAAGAATGTAGATGAAGTAACGAATCATATTGTATATAAAGTTGAGATTCGAAGTACGAACGGGACCACATTTAAGAACGGTCAGATTAGTACAGAACTTGAAGCGCGTGTGTATCACGGAGCAACAGATGTTACGAATACAATTGATTTTATGCATAAATGGACAAGAAAATCCGCTGATTCGCTTGGTGATAACACATGGAATAAGGCGCATGAAAATGCTGGTAAGAAGGTCACTATTACAAATTTAGATATAAATATACGAGCTACATTTGCATGTGAAATAAATAAATTATAGTTGGAAGGAAGATGAAGAATGGCAGTTGTAGCAAGTGGTCAAATTACGTTAATTGATTTGAACGATGCAAAAAGTTTAACGGGGTACATTGGTTCAAATCAGGCAAAAGTACAAATTTTTAACCCGAACGGAACCACTTATACACCTAACTGGACAACAAATAATATGATATTAACTCCATCTTTATTTGTATCCGGTACAGCAACCGATATTATTGGACAAACAAAGAGCATTATATGGTATGAGCAAGGTAATAACACGCCAATTGCAAATGATACAAATTATTCAATTGGTACTGGAGTTGGAAAACCGCTAACCATTAAGGCAAATATTTTAGCGTCTAAAAATCAGCAAGTATATCTTTGTGAAGTGGTATGGACTGATCCATCCACAGGATTGGATATCACATCTAAACTGGATATTGAATTGGTAAAGGTGACGAACGGAACGAATGGAACAAATGGTAGCAATGGTGCAAATGGTCAAAATGCTATTGCTGCATATGTATGGGCGCCAAATGGGAACATTTTTAGAAATAGTGCAGGTAGTCTTATAGCTGAATGCGATGTGTTTAATGGTTCCACACAGCAAACAACAGGCGTAACGTATCAATGGTATAAACAAGATGCTTCCGTTGCTACGGATCAAGGCGGAGGTGTTGGATGGTTAAAACTTACTTCCACAGCAACAGGCGGAGGAACAAGCGGACATACCACTGATAAATTAACAATTCCAGCCGGAGCAGTAGCTGGGATGGCGTCCTTTAAATGTATTGCTACTTATAGTTCTAAAACGTATGTGGATGTTGTTACGTTTGCAGACCAAACAGACCCATTGCAAGTTACACCAATAGCGTTAACAGGAAACGTCTTTAAAAATGGACAAGGTACGGTGCAAGTTATTGCGAAAGTATACCAAGCAGGGGCAGAAGTAGATGCAGCCGGAACAAAATATCAATACAGATGGTACTTATATAACTCAGGTGGAACGATGGTTCCGAATTGGGGTGGAATAACAAATTACAAAACAGGAAAAACACTTACAGTGCAAGCTTCTGAAGTCACTGGTAAAGGCACTGTAATTTGTGAGATTGAGTAGGTGATAGTATGCCAAAAGCAGCAGGTTTTATAACGTTACTTGATTTAAACGATGCATTAATTAGTGGTTCAGCCCCTAGTAATCCAACTACAGGAACACTATGGATAGATTCATCTGTTAAACCCAACGTTTTGAAAATGTGGGATGGGAAGAGTTGGGTAGTTCAATCCCTTGACTTAGCATCTTTGGATAAGGAAGCAAATGATAAAATCGAAAATGCAACTACTACTCTTTCAAATCTTGCTGACGATTCAAAAATTGATATTACAGAAAGAAGTTATGTGAAAGATAAACTGGCAAATATAATTGGATCCGTTTTGCCTGATACAGCAAACACCTTGCCAGTCGCTACCGCTTTAGATAGTGGAGGTAAAGGTGAGTTTTACTCTGTCCGAAAACAGGCTACTAATATAGGAATACCAACTTCAGATACGAACTATATAGCTGTAACAACTCAATACACAAATTTAAAAACGTATCTAGAAGCTCTTACACCGATTGATGCATGGGATACATCCATTGGTAATAAAGACAAGGTTATCCTGATTAATCCTACCGTATGGCGTGATACATGGCTTAAATACTATCAAGCTATAGATGTACTAAGTGAAGCCATCCAAGTAAAAGCGAAAAATAATGTGGATGAGCAAACCGCTGGTGGTAGTAACATGTTAAAAAATACAGCGGACTTTATTGCGAATCGACTGTGGGGAGACAATGGACAAGGTGGCGGTGTTCCAGATAGTTCACTCTTATATAACGGAAAGAGAACATTAAGGGTTCCTATGCCACAAGGGGTTAAGTACCTTGAACCTAATATACCTTTGAAAAGAAATACCTATTATACGTATTCTGCAATGGTATACGGTTCAGCAGCAGGAAATGGAACAACGACAACTCCACTTCATTTTTGGGCGCATACAGTAAAAGATACAGCTGGACAGATGGTTGAAATTATTAAGTACGATCAATCATTTTTATCAAAACAATGGAAAAGGTTATATGTCACCTTTTTAACACCAAAAGATAAGGATTTATATTTTTCTCCCTATATTTTTAATGGGATGGCATCCGGTACATTAAATGTAATTGAGATGGCATTTCAAGAAGGTAGTATATTAACTGGATGGATAGAAAATCCGGATGAAGTACGCGAGAAGATTGAAAAAATCCAAACTGATTTACGTCTCACAAGCCCGCTTCCAACAACAATCACCTTAGATTCAAATGGGATCACAGCAAATACAGGGAAATCAGATGCCTTTGCAAGAATGGACTATCGCGGAGTTTATGCGAAAAAGGGTGCTATACAAATAGAACGAGAAGATGGGTACAATTTAATCATAAACGGGATAGCAAACTTTGATATGAATGTTAGTTCTCATGAACCACCATTTATGGCACCGGGCGTGAATTATAGTGCCTATTGGTACGCAACACGAAATACAACATGGTCAAATTGTAATTACTTCACATTTAAACACACAGGGAGATATTTAGTTTTTGCATTGAGTCTTGCGATTGATCCAGGTTCAGCGGCACAAGTGAAAATAACGGATATAGATGGGGCTGATTTGTGGTACACCATGCATAGTAAAACGATTGCTGATGATTATTATGTAAATGCCATGATTGATCTGGGTGTACCAACAGGGCGTATGAGGTATATCTATTTAAAGCTGGCATCCAATAGTGCAAATAACACCGCATATGCAAGGTTATTAAGTGCATGGCAAGAAAGGTGATGAAAATGGATATTAAAGAAAAATATGAACTGTATGAACGGTATAAAACGTGTGTTTACTGTGATTCAGATGATGCAGGGAATATTACGCGGTTAGAATGTGGACAACATATTATACCGAGTAGTGATTATATACATTTCTTTCGAGTTGATCGCTACGTAACAGACACGATTCGAAATTATAAGATTGTCTGGAATGGAAGAGTTGCAGAGTTACAAGCAATTGATTTAGGAATAGAAGAGAAAGTAAAGAAAATATATTTCGCACCTACAAAAGAAGAGTTAGAACGAGAAAAGGCAGAAATGGAAGCAAAAATTAAAATGCTTGAAGAACAAATAGCAGCACAACTAGTCGCACCAATCGAAAAAGAATAAACCAAAGAGAGACAATTAAATATGTCGCTCTTTTTTTATTGCTTAAAAAGGGGTGGTCAAAGTGGAAGGATTACAAGAAGTAAGAAGTGATGTTCATGAAATAAAACAAGATATCAAGGAAATTCGTTTAGAAATTAAAAGCTTAGAGATGCGAACAACAGGTAACGAAAAAGACATTATCAATATCACTAAACAGTTAGATAAGATCGGCGCCAATACTACCTGGATATTACGACTTATTGTGGGTGGACTTGTTGGAGCAGCACTGACTTTCTTCCTGAAAGGAGGTGGTATGTAATGTTTGAAATTACAGTAATAATTGGCATTGTAGTTGGCCTTTCACAAATTGGCAAAACAATTGGATTACAAACAAAATATGTTCCGTTATTGAACTTAACGCTTGGCATTGTGCTAGGCGTTTTATTTTTGGCTGGAGATATCAAAACAAATATATTTCAAGGAATCATCATTGGACTGTCAGCAAGCGGATTATTTGACCACACCAAAATTATGAAAAAGGATGTTGATGTAAAATGAAAAAGACGTTAAAACATATTTCTTCTGTAGTCTTTGCAGTTATTTTAGTTTTATCTATTGCAACAAGTGCTTTTGCTGATAGAACACTTATTATTCCTGATTTACCTAAACAACCATACCGTTATGGCGTAGGTGTATATGAGGGTGTTGTAGCTCATTCTACAGCCACTCCAGAAGCTCCAGCTATTAACATTCAAAAATATGAGTCTCGTACATGGAGAAATGCATTTGTTCACTATGCAGTCGATTGGGACGAAACAATCCAAATCGCTGATACAAAGTACATTGCTTATGGTGGTGGACCTGCTGCGAATAAACGATTTGTACATGTAGAATTATGCGAAACAGCGGACTATACAAAATTCAAGCGTTCTTATGGAAAGTATGTAAAACTTTTAGCGAAAATTTTGAAAGATAACAAGATATCTGTAGAAAAAGGATTGTGGACGCATAGCGATGTTACGCATCATCTCGGCGGTACAGATCATGAAGATCCAATTGATTATTTAAAGTCTCATGGCGTTTCAGAAGCTCAATTTAGAGCGGATGTACAACGAGCGTACAATAATTCTAGTGCTGATGTTTCTGTACCTGAAAAACCATCTAAACCAGAAGAAGTACCAACAGCTGTAACAGAGGGCATTGCCTATATTGAAGGATACAATGTGAATTTACGTAAAGGGCCTGGTACAAGCTATTCTAAAATTCGCCAATTAAATAAACCAGAATCTTATATTGTGTGGGTTGAAAAGGATGGTTGGCTAAATCTTGGTGGAGATCAGTGGATTAAGAACGATCCATCTTATGTGAAGTTTAATAAGAAAAGCACAGTAGATTCTTCTATTGTTGGAAAGCGTGTCGTTTCAAAAGTTAACAATCTACGTTTCTATGATGCTCCATCTTGGCAGGATAAAGATGTTGCTGGTTCTGTAGATGCAGGTTTAGGATTCACAATCGATGCAAAAGTAAATGTTAATGGTTCACCGCAATATAAAGTACACAATAGTAAAGGCAAAACATACTATGTAACAGCAAATGAAGCCTATGTGTATGTGAAGTAAGGAAATGAAAAAAGAGCATTCCTGGTTGGATGGGTGAAGTGACCCCTAAAAGTTAGACACGGTTATTTCATTAGGCAGCTTGATCCAAATGAGTCCGGTATTGCACCGGGCTCATTTTTAATTTTGCCTTTATCCGTTTCGTATTATAATAATCTACATATTTTTCTAATTCTATTTTAAAATGATCTACACTTTCAAACTCTTTTATGTAGAGGAATTCCGACTTCATGATCCCGAAGGAATTCTCCATTACTGCGTTGTCATAACAGTTTCCTTTTCGAGACATACTCTGCACAATACCTCTTGATTCAAGTGTCCGGGCATATTGTTTCATTTGATAATGCCACCCTTGATCTGAATGCATCAATAGTTGGTGATTTTCCGGTAAACGTTCTAATGCTGTCTCTAACATTTCTGAAACAAGTGAATACGTCGGTCTAGAGCCAATTGTATAGGTAATAATCTCACCATTATACAAGTCTAATACAGGTGATATATACAGTTTCTCTCCAAACAATTTAAACTCTGTGATGTCTGTTACCCATTTTTGATTCGGTGCATCTGCATGAAAATTGCGCGCTAAAATATTGGGTGCAGTTTTACCAATTTTCCCCTTATAAGACTTATATTTTTTCATACGCACAACACACTTTAATCCAAGCTCTTTCATAATGCGTTGAACCTTCTTGTGATTCACTTTTTGACCACGATTCGTTAACTCATCACGAATGCGACGGTAGCCATAACGGCCTTCATTTTCCTCATAAATCGCTTTAATTTCAGCTTTTAAATCGGCATCTAAATCCGGACGATTCATTTTCTTTACTAAATCATAATACGTGCTTCGTGGAATGTTAGCTAGCTCTACAAGTGCTTTCACCGAATATTTATGCCTTAATTCATAGACTACTTGTGTTTTGTCCTGTTTCGTGATTTTTCCTTGTTTTGAACTAAGGCATTCAACTTTTTTAAGTACTCATTTTCCATTTCAAGCTGTTGAATACGTGCTTCAAGTGCTTCGACTGAACCTTCAACTGGTGTTTGTTTTGATTGTTTATTTGAATCTTTTTCCATGGATGGACGCCCCTTTTTCTTTGATTGAAGGGCAGCGATTCCTTGTGTTTCGAATTGTTTTTTCCAAACAATAATCGTTGAAGGGGCAGGAATATTAAAAATAGCTGCCGTTTCAAATAAGGACGTACCGTTTTCGATCATAAAATTTAGTACGTCTAGTTTAAATTGTTGCGTGTAATTTGTATACCGTTTTAGAAAAGCTTCCACACCATTTTGTTTATATTGGTTTACCCAATTCAAAATTACGGTGTCTCTTATACCAACCGCTTTACTAATTTCTCGGTAACTTTCATTTCCGTTCAAATAACGTTGAACGATGTGTATTTTTTCATCAGCTGTAAATTTAACCATAGAAAAACTGCACCTCCAATTGTTAGACGGTGTCTAACAATTGGGGTGCAGTTCATGGGAGGAATACTCTTTTTTATTTGTCCTCATAATCATCTAGATAGACGTAATTGGTGGTATGTAGTTAAGTAAAGAACAATAGCCGTCCTGTTGGGCGGCTTCTTTTAAATTATATTCACTAATTCATCTAATTTAAACTCAGTATTCAAACTAAAAGTCTCTTTACACAGTTCGCAATAGTAACGACAAAATATTTATTCGCAAATGCTATCTATATTTTATGGGATTCAAGAAAACAGGGCTGACAATCCCTATTTTTACTCTTCATCCCATGAAATGTAAAAATAGACGTCGTAGTTGAAAATCATAGTTATAATTTCTGCTCTAGTTGCAAAAGCATTTCCGCGCGAGCCATCGTAAATAAATCTGTTAATTCCGAAATTTCTGGCATCCCCAAATCCATTTGAAGGGTTCCATGCTTTACGACGGGTATCTTTTGCATAAATCATTCCCATCATTTCATCACGAGTTATCAAATCAGTTCCTCTGGTGCCATCTGAAATCCCACGTGACATAAGAAATTTACGAGCAGAATTATAATCATAACCACGAGAATTTTTTATATAACGAGTAAATATTAACCAAACATCCTGACGAGTTGCTAGACTATCACGCATGTCAGCTGTAATATACCCGTTACTTTTAGCCCACTTCATTTGTTCATCTGCCCAATGAGCAGCATGAGCCTCGTTTGGTGCAACAGTTGCGAAACCTGTAGATAACATAATACCTGCAACAGCAACGACCATAATCTTCTTAAGTTTTTTTAACATCTTTTCCATTCCTCCCCCTATGTATTTGAGACGTTTCTTATATTAATATATTCTACTTTTTAAGTAAATAGATATAACGGAATTTACGGTATTCTTTTAGTGATAATTTGTGAACTTAACAAGAAAATGGAAATGCGTATGATTTTATTTCTCGCAAAAGAATAGTTTAATGAACAATAAGAAAAGCCGTCCTGTTGGGCAGCTTTTCTTATTTCGCATCAATAATATCAATAAACTTCAACGTAATATTATTATAAAATGCATCCGTACAAATTATAGATTTATTCAGCGGATCAATATCAACAACGGTCATATAGTTAGTAAGTAAAAAACCACCTTCGTAATATGTAATCATTATTTCTTCTTCAGAAAGCAACGAACATAATAGCATGTTCTCAATAAGTTCTTGTTCATCCTGGGTTAATGTAGGTCGTTCTACTTTCGTCTTTTCCTTAACAATCTCACGGATACCAGCGAATTGCTCCGGCATCGCAGCGAACGGAGTCCATTTAACCATTCCTCTTCCTTTTGGCATATTAGCGTTGTTCATGCTTTATGGCCCCCTAACAATGTGTTTCTGTATCTTGCAGTTGCACTATTTGTATACGAAATTCCTCTTAATATGCTGTTCTTTCCAAATTTAGTGCGTATTTCGTCCATTACTTTAGTTAGTTTCATTTCTTTTTCTCGTTGTATTACATTATCGAATAGTGAGATTTGTTCTTCGCCTTCATTGATTAAGTTAGTTAAAGAAATATTGATAGATCTAATGGGTTCTCCAGTATAAAACTCGTGTAAAAAATATGTACAAATCTTATAAATATCCATTGTTAAATTGGTTGGTCGGTTCATAGTGTGAGTTTTTCTGAAACCACCAGTGTAATCTTTGCTGTAACCAATGGAAAAATGAATAGTTTGAGCTAGTTTGTTTTGTCTTCGCATTCGATAACAAACTTCCTCAATATGCTCCAGTAGAACAATCGGGAATTCCTCTATTGTGTAATCACGCATTAGTATTTGGCTTTTACCAATAGAAGTAGTTGCTGGAATGTATTTTTCTGATATACGGCTAAAATCAATGCCGTTGCTATGTAAGTGTAGTTCTTCGCCAATGACCCCAAAGCTTTGTTTTAAGTATTTAAGTGGGTACTGCGCTAAGTCCCCGATTGAATGTATCCCCTTTCGGTTTAATTTTGCTTCTGTCTTACCCGAAATCCCCCAAAACTTATTGAGTGGTCGGATTGGCCATAATTTTATGGGTACATCTTCGTACTTCCAGTATGCTATGCAATCTTTCGTTTTCTTCGCTTCCACATCTAACGCTACTTTGCTCATTAAAGGATTAGGGCCAATTCCTATCGTGCATTCGATTCGCGTCTTCGCATATATTTCACGTTTGAATTTTAATGCGAAATCATACGGATCGTTAGCAAATAAATGAATACTATCCGTAATATCCATGAAGAACTCATCGATGGAATATTGGTGGAAATCCTCAACAGTAACGTATTGTAGAGCTAACTTCGTGATAAAATTAGAACATTTTATGTAAGTGCTCATAATTGGATTCACCACGAGAACATCTTTACGACACGGGATTTCATACAATCTAGCCATTTTCTTTACACCTAACGCTTTTAATGGTGGAGTTGCAGCCAATACAATCGAACCACTCCTATTCACATCACCAACTACAGCTAACTTTGTGTGAAGTGGGTCTAATCCCATTTTGATGCAACTGACTGAAGCATAAAAGCTACGAAGATCTACACATAAAACAATTCGGTTTTGTAATATTGAATAGTCATACACCGTTATTCCCCCTAAATAACAGAACGTTAGTTCTTATTATATACGAATGTATGTTCTTTTATGAAGAGGTTTTTCAAAAAAAATAAAAATAGCCCCACTCGTTTAAGTGAAGCTACATCCAAAATTCATTTTCATTTATGTTTTTCCCTAACTTCTTTAATCCCCTTGTTATTTGGGATATAGTTGAAAATTTAGGTATGTATTCTTTATCATTACATACTTTCGAAATCGTACCCCTACTTAACTTAGCGGCCTTCTCCAATTCCCCTTGTGTGATTCCTTGTTTATCTAACCACTTACCAAATTTACTGCGTTTTTTGCCTAATCCAAACACCGTTACCACCTCATGAACAGCTTGCCCTTTCCGTCATTTTTTTAAACGTGAGAAAAAAACTGACATAAAGACCAAACAGTGCAAAATACCTTTTACCATACCAAACAAATTACGATTCACTGTGCCAAATTAATAGCCTTTTAAAACTTCGTTTCACCTATTCTAAATAGAATTCGCTCGCAGAATAATACTTCAGACATTGAAAGACTAATGGTTTCAACGATTCATAGCTGTTTTCATCTCTTCTAATCTCTAGGGACTATTCTTGCAGAATACGAAAAGAATGGTGGTGTGGGTTTGTGATATTTGAGTTAGTAAGTTCAGCTGCAGTTGGTAGTGTCATTCTTCTAGCAAAAATGCATCAAAAAGGAGCAACGACTGATGCTTCTAAGATCCAAAGGATTTGTGCGAACTGTGGCTTGAAAGTGAAAGAAGGAAAAGAGACCAGAACCATACAGTTGCTTCGCAAAACGAGAAATGATTGGGGAGTTGAATATGCATATAGAATTCCGCTTGGTCTTAGTTTCTCCGATTTCGAACAAAAGATGCAGCATTTAGAGGACGGATTGAATCACAAGAGCAAAGTTTATGATTTTAAACTACAAGACTTCAAATCTCTTCGACTGAGGAAAAATATCTTAAAACAAATACAAAACATCATAAACAAGAAAAAACTCGTTAGAAAGGAAATTGAGCTATCTTACGATGGTTTATTAAAAATACGAGTTTATGAGAACGGGATTCCTGATTTCGTGAAATTTGAAGAAGACATGATGAAGCAATGTAAGGGATGGGAAGTTCCTATCGGTTATACGAGGGATGGATTAGTAAAACACGATTTTGATCAGATATCGCACATGATTTCAGCCGGTATGACGGACATGGGTAAATCAAATGTATTAAAACTTATAATTACAGCCCTGGTACGAAACCAATCAGACAATATAAAATTATTCCTTATCGATTTGAAGGGTGGTCTATCTTTCAACCGATACAGATTCTTAAATCAAGTCGAATCAATTGCGAAGAACCCCGAGGAAGCCCTTGAAACTCTAAGGGAATTGCAAGATAAACTGAATGCTAGAAACGAATACTTACTAGAAAAAGGATACGAAGATATAAAAGAAGCAGGCGATCCAATTAGATACTTTGTCGTTGTAGATGAAGCAGCCGATATGACGCCATATCAGGAGTGCAAGGACATCGTTGTTGATATAGGTCGTCGTGGCAGGGCAGCTGGATTCCGCTTGGTATATGCGACACAATACCCTACTAACGAAGCGTTACCATCGCAGTTACGACAAAACATCGGGGCTCGTGTTTGCTTTAGATTACAGACAGAAGCAGGGAGCCGCGCTGTGCTAGACGAGGGCGGTGCAGAAGGTCTTCCTAACATAAAAGGAAGGGCCATATACCAAACGAATGAGAAGAAGGTCTTACAGACTGTTTATATCGATAACAAGCAGATTGATAACATCATAAAGCCACACATCAATATCAGAGCGAGAAAGGAGCATGAAAATGCAAAAGTTAGCAATGAAAGAAGCGCGAACGGAAAGTATACTCTTGAGCTTGAAGAAACTCGGCTTTCTTAGCAGAAAGCAAATCCAGGTACTTCATGATCTTGGCGGTGATAGGAATGCTTCTCGTGTAATGAAGGGTATTGAAGAATATGTGTCTAGCTTTAGAGATGGAGAAAAGGTTTATTATCTCAACAAGGAGGGGCGTGAGCGTATCGGAAGTAAGAAGATACTCAAGCGTTCGAATCAATTCCGCCACTATATTATGAGGAATGATATCTATATCGCTTACGAATGCCCAAAAACGTGGAAACAAGAAGTGAAGATGAATGTTAAAGGTATCGTTTCTATAATTGCGGATGCTTTATTCACAGATAATGGCCGCTACCACATTGTAGAGGTGGACCATGAACAGAAAATGAGTGCGAACCGTATCAAGATGCAAAAGTATCGCAAACTGATGGAATGCAATGTATTTGAGAAGAAACCTAAGTTTATTTGGTACACCACAACAGAATATAGAAGAAAACAACTCCAGAAACTTTGCGAAGGATTAGATTGCAATATCTTTACGGTTACTGATTTCCATTAAAAACAGGGAGATGATCCATATGGCAGCTGAGACAATGAGCATCAAAGATTTTATGGATGGTAACTATGGGGCAAAGAAAAAGTGGAGCTTGTTCAAAAAGAAAGCAAAAAAATACGCACCCGTGGCGGCGCGAATAAGTATTGTGATTGGTAGTGCTATTATATTCAGCCAAATTATAGATATTCCCCATGTGTTTGCTGATGGAAATAATCCAGACGTGAATGAAGTATTTAAAGATGTACAGTCCAATGACGGGGCAATAAAAAATTATATAGATGGCCAACTGTATAATCGTATTGTGAATGCGTTTGAACCGGTTATCTTTCTGATTAAAGCGGTATCCTATCCAATTGCATCCGTTGTAGCGTTATGTGGGGGCTTGTTCATTATGGTTGGTAGCCAGGAACGGGGGTTTTCTCTCATATCAAGAGCAGGGATTGGCTATATTGTAGTTCAAATGATTCCGTTGTTTATGAGGCTGCTTGTTGAGATTGCTAAAGCTATATAAAAGTATAAGCACTCTGTTTAATCAGAGTGCTTATTTCAAGATTCATTTATGGATAGAGTTTTTGGTGCTGGTGGGTTTGTCGAATAGTCTATATATTCGCCTTCATACTTTAATTTTTTTAATAATACTTGTTCTAGTAAAGCGACCATTTTAGACCAAACTATATAATCTGAAGGGGAGAATTCATAACCACCATGTGCTGCGCTATTTCTTTTATTAACAAAGTTTTTTAAATGTTCACCATTGAATTCTAAATTATATTCTTGAAGTAACTTTATAATTCTTGCGCGAAGGTTTCTTTGGAAAAGGACCTTCCATTGATTAGGAAGTATTTGATTGTTCATAAGTTCTGCACTGTCCTCTTCAGACAATAATGGATTAATATGCTCTTCCATAAGATCTTTAAAATAAGAATAAGTCCGTCTTCTATCTGCTCTAGTAATATAATTGACATCTACATCCCCTAATTCATTTTTTACAAACTCTTCAATAGTTGAGCCTGTAATGATAAAAGGCATTGGGAAAATTGGCATAGATGCCGATAAGTGAATGCCATCTGTTAATTTTCTTAGTGCTAGTCTAGTATCGTTGCTGAAAGTAGAATAAACCGGAAAACAAGTTTCAATAAAATGCGTCAATTTATTATGGAAAACTACATCAATTAATTGTCTAAAAGGCCTTAATGTCGCAGGAGGGACTTTTCTGATATGATGAAATATTTCATGCTGTCCGATATAGCCTATTGCATTTGTCCATTTTAATCGGCATCCGTAAGCTATAGAATATAAATCTAATAGGGTATCCATTAATTCTACAGCTGTTTCGTAGGATAATAAACCTGTCTCTTTCTTTACAATGACTTTTACGCTAATGAAATTATCTTCTCGTCTTAAGGCTTCATTGTAGTTAATCACTATATCTTGAACACCAGTAAATTCAAGAGAAAATGCTTCTTGTTTAAAATTTAAATTCAAATAAGTTTTATCACGTAACATGCGTCCAGGGGAATGTTCTGATGTTTCATCAAAACCAATGACGAAATTAGGTATCCAAAACTCTATATATTCACTTTCTTGCGATTCACCTATCGTAAGTTGCGTGAAGTCAAATTTACACAAATAAACTCTTGACATAGGACGTTCTTTAATATTAGCTATTGATAATTGACGTCCACTTATCACTTTCCCATCAGTAGTTATACCATTAAAATTCCATGGATAAAGGCATTCTTCGTTTGCAATTTCCCTAGGTAATATACCATTGAAAGCACCTTTGATTAAATTAGTTTTATCCCACGGCTTGTTTACATCTAAGTCAATATGAAATCCACCTTCTAAACTTTCTATACCATCAAATTCAAATTTGCCGGTTCCGCTAAATCCTTCAGACATAAAAATCCCCCTTGAATAATAGACATAATTTTCTATCTATAAAGATGATAGCATGTTTTTTTTGAAAGGGATATATAGATTGATAAATATAGATTTTTTAAAAATTGAAGGAATTCCATAACCATCATGGAATACTCTCACTAGGAGGTGTCGTGACGCTATGACGGACGAAATTGTTTATTCTGCTAGTGAAGTATACAAGCGACTAGGAATAAGTGATAGCACCCTTAGAAAGTACATGGAAGTATTATTACGCGAGGGATTTTCTGTAAAGAAAGATAATCGTGGCAGACGGCAATACACAGACAATGACATTATGGTTATTGAGAAATTGATTGAGCTGAGCAAGCATGACGGTATGACGCTAGAGAAGGCTGCGAAGATGATTGCGCAGCAAATAGAAAAGGTTAACCCAGATCTTATTAAAGAAGAATCTGAGGAAACGGATTTAGTACCATTCCACATTAAACAGCAATTACAGGAACAGTACAGCGTTATGGCGCAAGAAATGAATCAGAGTATGTTAGCGATGGAGAAGCGCTTAAGTGAGCAGGCCAAGCAGAGTAACGAGGAAATCAAAACGAGCATAAAAGCACACAATGAACGAGTGGAAAAACGATTAGAATCCAGGGACGAGATGCTTATGAAGACATTACGTGAGATGCAGGAAACGAAGAGAATGATGCAGGAATTTCGTGATGAGGTTGCTGCAGTGAAAGAGAAGAAAAAGCCGTGGTGGAAGTTTTGGTAAGGGTTTATAATAAAACTACGTAAAAGTAGAAATGTATACTTTTCTACACAGGCGAAGTCTAAAAAAGAAGTACCCCTAATTAGAACCAGGGATACTTCTTTTTATATTTCAGTCAGTAATTTAAATTTCATTTTCTGCTCTGCAGTTAATTCTTTTTCTACATAACTATTTATAAGTAAATCGATTATTTCATGAGCGAATTTCTTATTGGTAATTTTCATTAATGCTTCAAGTTCTTCTTTCGATTCATTAGGGACTTTAATACTCCCTTGTTGGTTTTTAAATTTCTTCTTCTCAGGCGCCTGTATTTTCTTTTCTGTGTTCGTATTTAAATCTGAGTTGTTAGTAATAGGTGTAACTGTAACTACAAATGAATTATTATTATTTTCCACAGGTACCACTCCTATTTAAACTTTTTGCGTGTTATTTCTTTTCTAACATTTCATAAAGATGCTTGTACATCCCTTTATAACCTTCAGATTGTCGTGTTGTTAGTTTAGTATTTACGTAGCTTTCAAGAAGCATATCAATAATACTGTTAATTGATGCCTTATCCATACTTTCTTGTTCTTTAATAAATGGTTTAAGGGTATTAAGTTTTAATAGAACAGCTGGTGAAATTTTAGCTGTTTTAGATGGAACTAAACGTTGATCTGGTTTCTCAGGAGCTGTTACTTTGCCTTTATTGATGATTGGCTTAATAACTTGTTTCTTAACAGGCTCACTATTACGGCCAAAATCGTTAGTTCCTTTTATCTGTACACCTTTGTCATTTAAAGTGTTTCCAGGTTTTGTGACAATAGGTTGAAATGGTGCTTTAGACATTATGAACCTCCTCCTTAAGCATTAATAGTTGCAAAATAATTTTCATGTTCATTTAGTTCGCTAAGAACATCGATGAATAGTTGATGAGCTTTTTCATCCCACATATCAATATTACCGCTAACGTTAACATTTTTATGAATTCCTTCAATATCATACACTTTTAGGCGCTCTTGATATCTCACGATTGTCTCTAGAACGTTTCCGCCATACATTTCCTGAGCTTGTTGTAATACTTTATTATCCACTCGTTTCCCTTGGTGTAACATCATTGGGATAATACCTAAAACTTGTAGGTCTGCATCATATGTTTCTGCTAAGAACTGCATATAAGCGATGTATGTTTGAGCGCCTTCTAAAGATAACTCTTGTGTTTGTAGAACAATGATACAATAATCAGCTGCTATCATAGCGTTATCTGAGTAGTCACTGATTGTTGGTGGTACATCAATGTAGATACGATCATATTTATCTTTTAATGGTGCTAGTAACTTCTTTAAATATGTAATTTGTGCAAGTTCATCCTCTGGGAACATATCGAAGAGGATTTTTGAAAGCTTTCTAAATGAAGTATTAGATGGAATGATATCCAAATTCTCAATAACTGGGATAATCTCATTCTCCAAATTTTGATTTAGAAATCCATCTGTAATAGACTTGTCTATTTGTTCAATGTCTCCTGTTTTAGCAAGGACTCTTGTAGCATTACCCTGAGGATCCATATCCACTAATAGACATTTTTCGTTAAATACAGTAGCTGCTTCATAAGCTAACATTGTAGCTGTTTTTGTTTTTCCAACTCCGCCTTTAAAGTTACCGATTACGTATGTAGTTGCTTGTCTAGTCATTTTCGACATTCCTCCATAAAACTCCGAATAAGTATACCTTTGAGTAAAATGTAACATCTACATACAATATTCGCAACAGTATACCGAGGAAAAGTTTACATTTTTTAAACGGATTTATCGAAAAAGTAGAAAAGTATACTATAGCGTAAGATTTTTTAGTATACTTTTCTACTTTTCTACTAATACGTAGTTTATAGAACGGGTGATTTTAAAGGTGTAAAAGTATACATTTACACTTATGCGTAGTTTGGGTAAAAATTCTCTATATACCGTTAATAAGGGGTTAATGGTAATTTTTAAGAAGGAATCAATTATAAATATGAGGTTCTAAGTATACATTTCTACTTGCGCGTAAGTTAGAAATGGTATACCAAATTTAAAAGTATGGTAGAAAAGTATACTTTTACACTTTTTCGTAAGTATACATTTACACTTATGCGTAGTTTTAAGTTGTTATTTCGCTGTTTACAAACAAAAAAGCTTATTGTAACGTAGTACACAACAAGCATCATTCTACAAAACAAAACATTTTTTGATAAATCAAATCTACATAAATAGATCAAGCAAAACAATTGAATATGAACACAAAACAAAAAGCCACTCCCATTTGCTATTGGCACCAACCGATAGCGGGAATGACTTACTCTAGCAAGTGTACCACCACTTGTCTAGAAAGAACTGTATTCAACCACAGTGTTAACGTTTAAGTAGTGTACCACCACTAACCTTAAACAACTATGCCTTTTCACGAGGCTTCTTTGATATACCCATTTTATCTATTGTTTGGATAAATATCAACTAGTAAATACTAGTTTTGATTATTTTGTAGTCCAAAAGATATATACCGGGCATCTCTAAACCTAGAAGTCTTGTGAATGTACAGGCCATTTAGGAATTGGAGATGCCTTTTTGTTTTTTTGTTCGCGTGGAATTGCCTGATACCACGTTGATAAAAACTGATAAGCCGTAATTCCGTGCTTCTATATAGAGGGAACGTGTTACGGCGTGGCTAGCTGTTGGTCGTGCAGGGGGTACAGAGTATACGCCTACAAAAACAGCACCCCTCATTGGAATCCTGTTCTTCTGGTGAGGGTGGGCGAGAACTTGCCCAGGGACGATTCTCTAAAAGGTTCGGGTGGTTATCGTTAGCATTACGGTGCTAGGGAGTACATTCAGTTTGTCGTGTAGGGACGATATTACAAGGACAAGCCATAGAAAAAGGATGTATGCGGTGAAGATCGCTGAGTGAACAGGGTCTATACATACGGATACCTTATAAGTGACCGCATGGAAAAAAACAAAGACGCTTATCCATCTATTTTGACTGATTACTTTATTTGTAGCCGTTCAAAGTAGGGGATAAATCTGCCTTCCAGCCGTATTCCTTAATAGTTCCCACATGATAAAAACCCTCAAGACCTTCAGTCAAGATTAATTATGAAGAAAAGCAGAAAAACTTGAGATTGTATAAATCCTGGGGGAATTACTCACTAAGATAGAGGAATATATAAGGGAATTATAACTTGCTTGGGTAGAGGATAAGGGGACGGATGGTAGAATAGGCTTTATTGCAGGATTTAGTTTTACACATCAGATATAGTACGTGAAATTTATAAGTTACTATTTTTCATACATATATTTGTTAACTCTGTTTAATACTATGCAAAAACAGAGTTTGGAGATGAATAAATATGACTGAGCTTCAAATTATTGAAGTAACTCTAAAAGAACTTTTCTGTGAACATGGAGAAACGAACTGGTGGAATGATAATCAGCCATTACAAATCGCCGGATATTTGCAGGCAAAAATATTTTATAGAGATAAGTTTGATAATAAGATTGAAAAGGCTTCTTATGATTTATTTACAGTACGTTCTGGAAATGTTGAAATTGGTTATCATAATTCTTTTAAAATTAATAAGACAGTTCATGTTACTCTTTTTAGTACTCCAAGGTTACATTCTGACTGGCTAGAAATTGGTGGTCATTTGGTTGATCAGGATACACATGATACTGATAATTTGGGAACTCTTTGGCAAAACATTTGTTATGGTTGTACAAGCAATGATCCTTTAAATAATCCTAAAACATTTATTTTAAGATTTACTGAGGGCAATCAAAGTATTAGAGCAGAATTTGAGGTAAAGTTCATAAAAAGAGTACCGTTAGGAATTTCAAATGTAGATAAATTACCGCCTAAGACTTCAGATTTATAATATGAGGAATATGTATTTTATCCCTGCAAACTGTGTGGGGATTTTTTCATAAAGAAAAGACACCCTAAGATGCCTTCCTCCGACTTGAACCACTTTAATTTTAATAATATGTATTGGACGCCAATCCAAATATTATTTTACCATGTTAAGTAATGTTAGTCATTGAGAAAAAAGAAAAGCACTCTTTCGAGTACCTAGTTTATGCAGCAACAGTCATCATTAATGATGTTTTTTATTAATGAATTTAACCAGCATTTTTATGTGGATCAGCACATTTGAGTGGATTTAATTTTGGAAAATTAAGTTGGAAATTGCCAACGATAGATATATGATTGCAAGGATCTTTAATAGTACAAGGAGTTCCATTTGGCATTGTTACAGTGTCGTTTTTATGTTCAATCTGACCTAATTTTGTCAGTTGTATTGTAGTACAATCTATAGGTGGCAAATTCTGTTGATCAATTTGTTGAGTAGTACATGAAATTGTACTGTTTACACAAACATTTCCTTGACAACATATATTAACTTTTGGTGAATCTGTTAAATTTATTGAACAGTCACTAGAAACATTAACAATTCCTCCACAAAGCATTGTAGAATTAGGATTACTTGGATCAGGTATAACTTGAACTGATATATAATAAGGGATACACCCTACTACCTGTATCGAATTTACAGTAATATCAACGGGTCCACACTCTGATTCGCAACAATAAACTTTTGTTTGGGGTAGAATTTGTAAGCAACTAAGATCATATACGATTCTTAAAGTACTCCAGTCAATTACACTAATTGATGGTATTGTTAAATCACAACAGAACGCTATAGGATCATTCTTAGTTTCAGATAAAGTTTTAGGCAAATCAATTTTACATTCGTATTTTTCGTCAAACATAGGATTATAACTACTATGTGGTTGAATTATAGTATTAGTTCCACAACAACTTCTATCTTCTTCGCACATGTTATCTTTATAAACATTCTTGTGCGTATTTTCCTCATAATAATTTGACATAACAACACACTCCCTTTTCTCTATACGTCAAGAGCATATTAATCAGTAATTATAAAAATGTAGTATTGTACTATTAATTTTGGGCTAATTTAATATGAAAAATAGGCAAATCAACCAGAAAAAGCCCACTGTTTAGTGGGTATAAAATGACATATAAGGAATGAGAGTGTTAATAATAATCATTTATAAGATTATGATAATAAATTGAAAAATGAGCCTGTTTAACAAAATAAAGAAAAGACACCCAAAGGTGCCTTCCTCCGACTTGAACCACTTTAATTTTAATTATATCTATCGGACTCCCACCCTAATATTATTTTATCATGTTAAAATGTTTTATCCATATAGGGGTATCATCATATCGCCATCAACCTAAGAGTACCTACTACCTATTATTGTTATAAATATTATTCTGCCTAGATTAATAAGGAGAGATGGAAAAACACGCTAAGCAGAAAATACAATAAGCTGCCCATATGGACAGCTTATTTACATAATTCTTGTTATTGGAAGTAAAAACATTAGGTTAATTTTTGTAAATGTGTTTCCTTAAAAGAATTATTATATTTTAAGCCATATCCTAAAATACGATCCATTCCTATATGTGCGGTCCAGATTAGTCCTAACATAATAGTAATATTGTTTGTGAATAGCATTCCTAATATGATGCACAAGATAGGTAAGATATAAGAGTGAAATATATTGTATAAAGTTGCTCCTGTCCTGAGATTAACGATATAGCCTAGCGCAGAAATATCAGGAGCTAACAAAAGTATTAAAAACCACATTAAGCTAAAATGATAGTGATAGAAATATATAAAAGTGCTTAAGAATAATACAAATAATCCCTCAATATTTAAAATAGTTTTAATCAATGTAATCCCTCGCAATATGAATTTTCTTCCATTATGACATAAAAGTATTAATAATACAGATTAATTTTGATGTATACCATATTCATATGAGGTTTACATAACGTCTCATTATTGGTAGCAAGGACAAGGAGGAATCCCTACTTTCACAAGGGAACCTCCTTTTATTGTTCTATGGATCTATTTCTTTTTTTATGCATTCCTATCCTGGCACGGTTTTAGAGTTTTCGTTTGTTACTGGGTTCATCGAAAAACTTGTATAAAACCTTGCATACTCTTAGCTTGTTTTTTCTATGGAATGCTGCCGATACCTTTTTAATGCATAAAGAAAAGACACCCTAAGGTGTCTTCCTGCGATTTGAACCATCGTAATATGGTATCGGATGCCAATCCAATTATTATTTTACCACGTTAAGTAATGTCGGTTATTGAGAAATAAGAAAAGCACTCGAAAGAGTGTTTCTAACTATTGATAAAATGTAAGATTTCTCATCCAAGCATAACAAATCCAGATACAACTATTTTGTTGTATCATGTCGAACGAAAATATGGAACGGAGGTTGATTCTAAGATGATATGTATTCATCTCCTTAGTAAATAAAGGGTACAAATGTCATTTTGTCACCCCATTGCATTTATTAGGTATGATAAGTAATTCGCGGAGGTGACGTATGTCAGAGAAAAATGATTTTGACTCGCATGAGATTCTAAACGGAGCGGCATTCAATCCAAATCTAATTGGTCCGACACTCCCATCTATTCCACCATTTACATTGCCAACAGGACCTACTGGTCCGACTGGGATTACAGGTGTAACCGGACCGACGGGACCCACTGGTCCAACAGGAGGAACTGGAATTACCAGTCCAACAGGTCCGACAGGAGGAACCGGAATTACCGGTCCAACAGGTCCGACAGGAGGAACTGGAATTACCGGTCCAACAGGTCCGACAGGAGGAACCGGAATTACCGGTCCAACAGGTCCGACCGGAGGAACTGGAAGTACTGGCCCAACAGGTCCGACAGGAGAAACGGGAGCAACCGGCCCAACAGGTCCGACAGGAGGAACTGGAAGTACTGGCCCAACAGGTCCGACAGGAGAAACGGGAGCAACCGGCCCAACGGGTCCGACAGGAGGAACAGGACCAACTGGGGAAACGGGAGCAACAGGTGCAACAGGGGAAACCGGAACACTCTCAACTGCTAGTGCTAGTGTTATAACAATTACATCACAAACTCTTGCTAATCTTGCTCTAGTCAATTTTAGCTCTGCAGCTGTTCTATTAAACAATGTTTTATTTGATGGAATTTCCACATTTACAATTCAAGTGCCTGGTACTTATTATTTTATTGGTGCCCTAATGACTTCTGCAAATCAAGCAGGACCTGCTGGAGTAGCTATATCTCTTAATAATCTTCCTCCAGGCTTGGATGGAGCAAATTATGGAACTGCAGCAGGCCAAGAAGTTATTGCTTTTGGATTTCTTCAAGTTGTTGCTGGGGATACAATTACTCTTATTAATGTTAGTGGGCAGCCAATTACGATAGGAGGTAATACAGGTAGTAATCAACCAGCCGCTCGATTGTCTTTTTTCAAAATCTCATAAGACTTAATTTTGTGAACGAAAAGTCCATTCAGGCTGTTTCTGAATGGACTTTTTTTATAGGTTTAGAGATACATAATTCTCATTATTGGAAGTTGATTAATATTAGCTTATTTGTCTTATAAGTTAAATTGAGAACAATTAGATTCCAAAATATTCCAGTTCTTTTTGTATGTTATTCAAAGCAAATCCCTCTCGTTCTCGAAAGGGGTTATTTGATTCGTTCGAAGATAATCTCAAAATAAGTCGCGTATCCTGCGATTGATGGTGCAAAGATTTGAACAAATTTCCAACCGTCTTCAGCATGTTCGGCAATAATACGCTTATAATCTTCTTTAGGTTGCCCTTTCCAGTTATTAACTTCGACTTTCACGAATTTGTAATCGTACATATCCTTTCCCTCTTTTCCTAATTGTACCATTTCAGAGAATCGATTTGTTATGATTTTTGGATGTATATGGTATTCGCATTCAGTTAACATAACATTATTGGTAGCAAGGACAAGGAGGACTACCTACTTTCACAAGGGAACCTCCTTTTATTGTTCTATGGATCTATGTATTTTTTATACATTCCTATCCTGGAGCGGTTTCAGAGTTCTCGTTTGTTACTGGGTTCGTCGGAAAACTGTATAAAACCTTGCATACTCTTAGCTTGTTTTTTCTATGGAATGCTGCCGACACCTTTTTAATGCATAAAGAAAAGACACCCTAAGGTGTCTTCCTGCGACTTGAGCCATCGTAATATGGTATCGGATGCCAATCCAAATATTATTTTACCATGTTAAATTGTTTTATATATTGAGAAATATGAATCAGGTCTATATTTTTAAATTACTTGATTACGCCACCAGAAACCCCGGACATTGCCATAATATCAATTATTTTATCTGATACGGTGGCTTCTTCTCCGCCTCCATAGTATGCGTTTAATGCGTCGATAAACCAATATGCATCGGCCGTTACTGACCTACCTGCAGATTTCATTGATTCAATAACTGTTTGAACATATATAAATTTATCATCAAATGATAATTTAACCCAATCTCTACCAGTGGCATTCTTAATTTTTTCTACTTCTTCATTAGCTGATGAGGGAGTACTAGTTGAAGATGATGGGGTACTATTTTTGATAGGTTTGATATATTTTCCATCTTTGGCACTTGCATCGTAAATAATATTCTTCTCATCAGCACTTTTGTCTTTATCATCTAAGCAAAGCCAATCCCCAATTAAGTAAGGAAGATCATAGTTTGCATAGTATTCGTGTTTATCAGTTTTTAAAACTACATTCCCCAATTCACATCTTATGCCTTTACCACAGAATAACTCTCCCTCACGATCATTACCTTGAGGTGTCCCGCTCTGTTTTTTGATGATTTTTCCTATAGATGTTAAGTATTCATATTGTTCTTTAGGTTGTAAGTTATCAAATGAATCATTAAGATAAGCTACAATGTCATAATAATAATATGGATTTTTAGCATTTTGATCTGATTTTTCTGTTTCTTTGTATGTTACGGATTTTAAATGTTTTTTAATTTCTTTATCCTTTGATATTCCGGAGACAATACCATCTAAATTCTCAGGGGTATACTCTGGTCCACCACAGCCTGATAAAACTAACATTGCCGTGATAATAGTTAAAATAATTCTTTTCATAGTTGTCCTCAATTCTTATTGTTTTAATGGATGCCATTTGCAATATGTAAGATTTCTCATCTCATAGTAGCAAACGATTCATTTCTATATTGTCATATTGTGTCGAATGAAAATAAAAAAAGACACCCAAAGGTGCCTTCCTCGGCTTAATAACCGCATTTTATTTTCCTCGTAGACTCTGTTCATATGCTTTAACTTCATCAGTTGATCCAAATGTTTTCAGGTCAAATATTTTGTTACCATCAACACATACTACTAATAATCCATCTTTAGCTTGAATAACACTTCCAACATTGCCTTTTTTTAGAGAAATACTAAAAGGATGATCTACATTCATCGTTTTTTTCTTCTCTACATATTGATTAAATTCCATGCCAACTGGGAATGCCTCTTTTAATTGTTGAAGAGTATACTCAGTTGTAGTTGGCGGATCACTTTTAGGCTGTTCTTGTTCTGGTTGTTCTTGCGGTTTAGGTGTTTCTTGATTCGGCTGTGTAGTTTTTTGAAGTGACCTAGTTTGCTCTTTTTCATAGGAGTCTACTTTAGATTTCAACTCTTTGATTTGTGTTTTTAATTCTTGTTGTTCATTAAAGTGTTTATCGATAACTTTATCCATATCTTTTTGTGAATACTTAGGTTTCATATCTTCTGATTTGGAATCCTTAAAAATAGATACGGAAGCAATGATAACAACTATTACGGCGATAATGCCAATGATTAGTTTCTTGTTCATTTATGTTCCTCCTGAAATATAATGTTATCATTATATAATAATTAAATAGTTTTAGGTAGAAAAAAAGACACCCTAAGGTGCCTTCCCGTGACTTGAACCATCTTAATTTTGAAAAATGGCATTGAAGGAATTTCTTTAATTATAACTATATTAGGGATGTTAATAATGGTATTTTATAGTGATATGAAAAAATTAATTATTAATGAATTTAAAATAAAAAGAAGACCGAACTAGAATAACAATCTAGTTCGGCCTTCTTTTTATTTATTTTCTTTGAAAACTTAATTAAAGTTTCTTAATTATTACTTGTTCGCCATCCTTCATAATGTCCTGTCCATGAATTTTTACTTACTTCAGTTGCTCCTTTTAAATACCAAGTCACTCCATTCCACTCTTTTACAGCGGGTATTTCCTTTTTTGACTTGTAACCAGGAAAGTCTTGTTTTTCAAGTTTTTTAACAAAACTTTTTTTATTATCAATTTTTAATTTTACACTTGTATCAGTAGGTGTCTCCGCAAATACTCCTCCAGCACCAGATAACATAATTCCAGTTGCTAATGTTCCAATTATTACTTTCTTAAACATGAAAAATCCCCCTTTTTTGGAATGAATATTACATAAATAATGATATCATATTATTTGTATTTTCTAACATTTTAATTTATTTATAAATATTTTATTGAATATTCAAACTATATGATTTAATATGAAAAGATTTAAAAATAATTAGTACTATTAGTAGTGAATCTCAAGTAAATGACTGGAAGAAAATTAAATCATTTATAGGGTAAGAAGTATAGAATCCAAGCTTTTTCAATTTAAATTTATATTCAAAAGTTTATTTTCAGATTAGAAAAGGTTAGCTCCTCGATCCCCTTTTTGAAAATAAAGAAAAGACACCCATATAAGAGTGCCTTTTCCGATAGTTTTTTAGCAGAAGCAAGAAGCTCCAACGATGATTAATAAAATAAATAATACAACTAATAAGGCAAATCCTCCTGCAAAGCCACAGCCGCCACCGCAGCTACCACCAAAGCCCATAATAATTCCTCCTTTAAATAGTAGGAGAAAAATAAGGAGTCACTCATGTATTTTAATGGATTCAAATTACTTTATGTTTTTATGAATTAAATGAGCAGGTCCTTTTGAAAATAAAGAAAAGACACCCTAAGGTGCCTTCCTTCGACTTGAACCACTTTAATTTTAATAATATGTATTGGACGCCAATCCAAATATTATTTTACCATGTTAAGTAATTTTATGCATTGAGAAATACGGTATACCTCTTTATTTAAACGTAAAAAGTCCTAGGTGGGCTAGGACTTTTTGACTGAATGAATATGATTCAAAAAAAGGACTTATATAACGTAACATATGAATGTTTAATAAGTGTATCGTAAAAGTGAACAAAATCTATATTTTATATAGAAAGAGAGGTGACTATATTAATAGTATTCTCTCTTTTAATTTTATTATTTTTCGTTTTGTAATTCCAACAATAACTCTGTAAGCTGGGCTTGAATCTCAGGAAGCTTATCAATTGAGAACTCAGGACCTTGGCGAAGCTTCTTTCCATGAGGACGAATATTGATACGTAGACAAGGCTTGTCTGTGAATCCATCTTTAATAAAGGAAATTCTTAAACTCTCTTTGTTAGCAACGGTTTCAATTTCAACATACTTTTGACCAGATGAATCAATTTGAATAGAACTCATAATATCTCTCCCATCTGTAATTTATATTATTATACTAGCTGAAACCAACATGAAATTAAACTCTTTTGCTTACTTATGTGTGCAAATATATGAAATGTAATTGTGAAAAATTTTATTTTATCTAAAAAATGCGTTGTAAGAATGGAGATTTTTGCTGTATAATGATTTTTATCATGCAAATTTACAAAATTAGAGGTGGTCAAAGTGATACTACGACCAGGTTTAAAAGCAATTGTAAAAGAAACTAATGTTTGTGAACATGATTTAAAAGAAGGTCAAGTTGTTACATTTCTTCGTTACGAATATGAGGATGATTGTGATGGAGAAGAGCATCGTTTTATATGTGTAGATGAAAAAGGTAAGGAACATACCTTACTTCCATCTGAAATTAAGTGGGCATTAAGAAAAGCTAAAGTAAGATACGTAAAATAGCTCACATAGTGGTTGCATGATACCATTAAATTACTAGACTACGCGATAGTACCTAAAATGTATGAGGTACTCAATTTACTATATAAAGACCCTGCTATTTTGAATAGCAGGGTCTTTAATTTTATTATCAAAAATGTCATTCTGAAGTTGAGTAAATTTTTAATTGATAAAATTAAACGTGCAAAATTAGCACGCTTCGATTTGCTTTTCTATTTTCTTTCAAGGACGATTTCAACCCCACCTGTTTCAGAGTTTGTTTTAACGGACACTTTATCATATTTGTCGATTATCTGCTTAACAAGTGTATAACCTAAAAATATAATTGCTACAATAGCTGTTATTTCGAGTCCACTTAAAGTTGCTACTGGTATCAGGGCAGTTGTGCTCATACCAGCTGTAAAAGGAATACCTGCAATAGATACAGCTAGAACTGGCAAAACAAATTTAGACACAGTTTTCATCTTATAAGACCTATTTACCTTTTTGGCAAGGTCACCTGTACAAAGTATTGTTGATGCTTTATTTTTTATTGCATACTCAAGCTCATCTTTAGTAGACACGGTAGTTAGTATGTTCATTGATTTTCAACTCCTCTTCTACGTAGAAAGAACTGTATATTAACATACAGTTCTTTCCTGATATCCTTCAAAATATTCATACAGAGAAGCGGATTTATTTAAATTAAATATAAATATGTGTGAAAAACACATTATCCCAAAAACGTTTATTAGAAATATCTAACTCAAATCCGTGCTCCTGTTGGAATAAATCATACACTTCTTCTTGAGCTTCATGAGCTATGTAATGTCGTAATTCATTTAACTTAGCGTAAGCAGCAACCACAGTAGGTTCATTATAGTTTGGAAGGATGTGGTCATCGTCAATAATAATTATTTTATACATTTCTAGTTCTTTTATTTTAGTAAAGCTCGCATCATCTGGCCAAAAATTATAGCCTGTTTTGTGAATATCATTATAGTAAATCGCTGATACCGCTATATCGTCTAGTTGTTTCAAACAATCCCTTGTTTCATCTACCAAGTTATTAAAGTACTCCCATTGAGATGAATAGGCCTTTTTGTGATCTGCTGCCGCTTTTTTGTCTGCTTCAGCTAATGCTTTTAATAACTCCTCTTTTTCTTTCTTTAAATTATTAATCTCTTTTATCTGTTCACCATTCATATGAACTAAATCTTCAATATTCTGTTCTACTTGTGCGAATCGCTCTTTAGAAATAACACTTTCTTCTTCAAAGTAGCACTCTGTTTTTAAATATTTTATAAATTCACGCGCGCGAACATTTACTACTGCGCCATTTGAAGATTCAATAATATCTAGTTCTTTAAAATGTTCTACTAAATCGACAAGATTATCTGGTTCATTTAGAGTAATAGCCTGTACTACTCCTTTTAATGGGGTAGGATCTAATGATTCAAATGATGTTGGTGGAATAATAATAGGATAAATTTCATTCCCTAATGCCCATGTCGCTCCAAGTTCAGCTAAACAAAATTTACTTTTAAAGAAATTAGGTGTTAAAAAGAAAACCGCTAACTTGGTTCCAGAAATATTATCTCTGATATCGGTAACAAAGTTAGTTCCTGGTCTAATTCTTTTCGTCCCTAGACCGGAAGTACAATAAATTTCTTCGCGATTTATACGCAGACCTAATTCTAAAAAATCAACAAACTTTCCAACTAATTCACTATCTGCTGACGCATGACTAATAAATAAAGTATTATTGCTCACAAAATTTCCTCCCAAAGCTATAATTGAAATTTATATTAAATAATGTATGTACATTATTCAAGATGCTAACCAATCGTAAAATGGAACTTTCCCAGTGTATTCATGCTCCGAAAATATACGAGTAACCATACTTCTGCCAATCTTGTCCTCTTGTAATTGCTTCTTTGTATTTTCTTTTGTTTAACGGAGATCTACTTCAATTTTAAAATCCATATTTTGTTCTTTTGTTAATAAAGATTTGCCCATCGTAGATAAAATATAAAAAATGGATCTACGATATATAATGCATCATCTTTAAAATCGATAGCTGGTTCTCCAACTAGTTCATCTTTAGCGATTTTATCCATTTGAGTTAGTACTCTTGTGATTTCGGATCTCTGGGGAACAGATTTATTTTCTAGTAATTCTTGAAGCTTTTTTCTTATGTCGTCAGGTGTAATAGGCTTTGTATTGTCTAGTTCTGTTAGCGTAGCCATTACTGCTTCGTAGATGTCGCCTTGTCTACCATTTTTGAAGTATCTTTCTTTTCTATCTTTGCTGGTTGGACCACTGACCAATTTTTCAAAAACAACGTTGGATGTAGATGTTTCTACTATTTCTTCAAAGAAATCTTCATAACTGCTAGGAGGATTTAAGTTTTCCATGGTTTCTTTACTTTCGTCAAAATCATTTTCAAGGCATAAATAGAAACAAAATTCTTGCATCAAATGCGGGCTTCTAAAGCTTTGTTCCGTAAATTCTTTTACCATTTCTTCAGGGTAATTAATATTTAAAGCTTTGAACCCTTTTTTTGCTATTTCTGATAACTCTTCTGTACCCCAAGGTGTAACTCTAATTTGACTTACTCTTCCATTCATTTCTTGTTCTACTTTAATGGAATCATATTCTCTATGAGGAACAGAAATTAAAATTACTTTTAAACCATCAGAAACTGCATTTTTTAGAGATCTAATTATATCTTTTTGGATTGTTTGATCTATATAATGAAAATCATCTATTAATAGAGGGATGTTATTTTTTAGTAGAAAATCTATACATTGTACCCTTGAATCATAATTATAGCTTTTTACAGTTTTGGTTCCTTTTTTTACTGCGCCATCATTGTTTACAGTCCCCTGAACTTTAGCTATTTTAATACTTAGTGTTCCAGATACCTTTCCACCAACTGTTGTTGTTTCGTCCTCAGATTCTTCTTGAGTAGCAGTTAAGGGGATACTTAATTTATCTACTATTATTCTCCACAAATCATTTTCTTCTTTTATATGAGCTCCCATTATCCAGATACTATCTGTGGGGGGAATTATTTTTTTGCAAAGAACAGATTTTCCAGATTTTGTTGGACCAGTTATGGATATAATTTTTCCTTGTGCCTTTAAAAATTTTTGTAGTCTTGATTCAATTTTCAAATTATCTCTTGCATAATATGTTATATTTGGTGTGCCTCCAGCTGTAAAAACTTCTCCAATTTTTATTCCCATAATTTCCACCTTGTTATGTAAAATAATTTATCAATGTTATTATAGCATTATCTGAGTATATAGTTTAATGATACTTATTAGCTTAAGGGGCATACTGTTAAACGAGAAATAAAATCTATAGAAAAAGCAATTACCAGGTATATAGAAAGCGCCCAGTGGGTGTTTTTTTATTTTCATATGTATCTCTGTAAAAATTTATTCCTTACTAAAAAAGACACCCAAAGGTGCCTTCCGACTTGAACCACTTTAATTTTAATAATATGTATTGACGCCAATCCAAATATTATTTTACCATGTTAAGTTATTTTACACATTGGGAAATGTTGTTCAAATCTATATTTTATTGAAATTTGTTTCTTATGTAAGAAGCGATATGATCATAACCACCATAGATAAATTTTTCGTTAATCCCCATAAAATCAAGTTCCTTAAGTATTTTTTCTTTATTGTTAATAACAATTATTTTATTAGGCCAAACTCTTTGAAGTGTTGTAACTGGGGTACTATATGTTTCTTCAATGTAATTTAAGTATGTTTGATATATAAATAAACCTTGTTGGTTACGTCCGCGTTCAAAAGTTAATATAGGCGCATATTTAAAATTAGGCATTATAAGATCAAACCACCAAATTGTTGTGGTGAAACTTAGTATATGATTTAAAAATGATTGAAGGTAAGCGGTGTATAAAAAAACTTCAAATGAGACATCTTCTATTTGTCGATAATAACTTTTTAATTTCTTTTCGCTCTCTATAATACTTGAAGTATAATTATATATGTACAATTTATATTCTCCATTATTATATGGTTCAAGGTTTTGAGGGATAATATACTCAAAGGATTTGCTGAAATATTCGTGTTGCTCTTGTATTAAGTTATTAAAATAATTGTAAAATGCAAAAGGGTACTTAGATTCATACTTTAAGAATAATTTGTACATGTCCATAAATATATCATCTTTATTAAAAGCAAATACTTCTAAGATGTTTTCATCTTCAAATTTAGTTAAAATATCTGTAATATCAACAAATTTATCTTCAAATGAATATACAAATCCCTTATCCTCATCAAATTGATCATTACTATCTTGCACATTTTTAAAATTTTGACAAGCAAAATATAATGCCACTAAAGGTGAACTAGTTATATCAATAAGGTTTGTCGGAATTCCATGGTGTTGTGAGAAAGCCGAAAAATGCATTCGTTCGTCAGAAGATAACTTATACCACACTTCTCTTTTAAATTCTTTTTTCATACTAAGGAATGGAACTTCGGTATGGGGTTCTATTGTTGCTTCAAATCCTATATTAGACGCAACATCCCTTAAACCTGAAGATATTGTATTGTGATAATTAGTTGGTTCACCTCTAAAATAATTACTTGAAAATTCCCCATTGGAGAATAATTGAATATAACTTGATAAATCTTCTACTACAATTTCCTCAGGCGTAGGAAGACCAGCTAGTTCACGTTTTGAATATCTCATAATAACCTCCTAATTTAAAATAATAAAAGCACTCTTTCGAGTGCTGCTTACTTCACTACCTTATCCATAACTTCTTTATATTTATTAAACTCTTCATCTTTCATATCGCCATTCATCTGTAAAAGGAAATTCCCCTTTTATTATAAATGACTTTCTATTAATTTCTTAGCTTCTTCTATACCCTTCATTTGTTTCTTCGTGAAAAAAACGGCATTTTCTTCTCTTGTTACTTCTAGTTTAGTTCTTTTGGTACCGGATTTACTAATCAATTCAAAACGAAGATAACCATTAGTTAATAATTTGGGTTTCTCAAATTCTATCTTCTTAATATCTTCGTAGTAAATTTCCATGATTCTTTTGGTAATACCTAACACTTTGGAAGGTTTAATAGTAATTTTCTCATCATCGATAATCAAAACGCCGTTATAAGCCCTGAATTCTCTCATCTTTATATCCCCTAAAAATAATATTTATAGAAAGCATAACAAATTCAGTTACAACTATTTTGTCATATTTTGTCGAACAAGAATAAAAAAAAGGGTCCGCAACCCTCAATGGGAAAATGATAAGAATTTAACAATCGACATTGGAGAAATTCCTCTCTGTTGTACAAATATTGAATAATGTTTTCTATCAGATTTATAGGGGCGATATGATTTTACTGTGGGAAGGAATGCGTTTTAAAATGTGTACCTTTTGTTGTATTGTGTTTTTTGAATTCGCCTTTATCAAAAGAAGTTAATATTGACTGTTGACCAAATAATAAATATCTGGTATATTATCAATACACGAACTTACCACGCTTCTCCATCAAATGGCAGCGGACCAGGTGAGTCTTTTTTTTTGCCAAAAAGGTTGTGATTATAGTGTTTTTATTCGAACAGATAGAACAAGTGATGAAAGCAACAAATAGTCAAAAGAAAGAAAAGTACATATTTAATCGTTCTTCTGAAGAACATCCAATGAATGAATTTCAAACCGTTGGGCAAATCATTGAAGAACTTTCATTGAAAGTTGATTATCCGCTGACATTTTCAGATGCTGAAAAAGATATGGCGAAAAATTTTTTTGTGGTACATAATTACTATAGTTTTCAAATTTACAGAAAATATCTACCTAGGATTGAAGGTAAAGAATACAGTTTTACAGACTGTTTGACTTTATATTACTTCAATGAATTTTTACGTGAGGAAATTAATAAGTTCACAGGTGTTGTGGAATTATTATTCCGATCTACGCTAGTTACACACCTTTGTGATTATTACGATGGTGATTTCCATAAGGGTGAATTTTATTTAGATAAATCTATATACGCTAAAGATTCCGCGGGGCACGAACTTCTTATGGCTTTTAGCAGACGGATTAAAGAGAGTAAGTCTGATGCGGTGATACATCATATGCGTACAAAAAATAGAGCTATTCCATTTTGGTTGCTTGTTGAAGAGGCTACTTTTGGTGAATTGTTTCATTTTATCAGCCAATTAAAAGATGAATATCGTGAACATTGGATTGCTCAAGCATTCGGAAGACAATACAGAAATTTTATATTAGGTTGGATCAAAGCAGTAAATATTATGCGTAATACATGTGCACATTACGGTAGAATTTATGCTCGGTATTTCAGTGCAGCGCCTCCTAAATTACTTATAGAAGACAAGATAAAGGCTGGTATAAGAAAGGGCGGTGACAATAGCAATAAGACGCTTTTTGCTCAATTGCTCACCCTAAAGAATCTTATAGTCTATAACTCTTTTTATCATGATGACTGGAATACATTTATTTCATCGTTAAATCGATATATTATTACTAACCAGGAAGTTATAAAATCGGATAGAATGGGATTTCCTGTTAATTGGGAAGAGTGCTTATTAATTGTCAAAGAGTAAAAAATGAGCTAAAGTTTGATTTCTCTGATCTATAAGGTAGAAGGATATCTCTTCTACCTTTTTTGTTTGCTTACTTTACACCGATAATTCCATTAAAATTGATGATCTTTGTAATTCGTTGAATAGTAACATGTGATGTAAAAAAAGGGGCTTCTCAAATCGAGTAGCCCCTTCTTATTAACCTGCAAAAACGGTTCCTATTTTACTTGAATTCAACATAATATTTTGTGTCGATAAACCCAAAAGCAACTTTACATGGGAATGGATTTCTCCCTGCTGAAGCGGAATTTATACTTATATCGTTATAAATAACTGTTCCCGCTGTATTCTTTCTTATCTGATTCCCTTGCATTTTATACACTCTTCTATGGTGGCCTGCCAACTAAATGACATAAAACCCACGTTAAGACATTTTTTGGAGTGAAAATCTTGATATGAAGGGAATAATTTTCCTTAGTGTGGATTTTATGTTAGTACGCGGATTGTACATTTTGATTTTGCATATAAGGAATGTTTTAGTCTTTATTTTTTCAAAATTGTTTAGATTTTTCTCTTTTTTCATAATCAGAATTTCCAGTACCATACTTTTTCATGAAGTCTTTGAAAGATAATATTTCTTTTACTGTTTCTTTGTTCATTGGTGCAACAACTTCTTTCTCATCATAGCCCCTACTTCTAAAAGAGGAAATATCAACTGCCTTATTAGAAGAAATCACTATAACAAACCCTCTGCGTCCCTTTCCACCAAAATAATTTGATCCAATAACATCTATACATTTTGTAAATGATACCCAATGATTATCAAAACGAATAGCCTCAACATTATTCTCGTCTAGCCATTCCGTATATTTATACTCATACACCTTATTTTGATCTTCTCCTCGATCATCATAATCATCATAATCTGGCTCATCATTTCCACCAATATGAACTCTGAATAGCAAAGTATTTGGCTGAACAATTAAAGACTGAGCTTCTAAATCATCTTTGTTATTTTGCAAATCTATAAACGTTTTATACCACATTTCATCAGAGGTAACTAATTTATCTCTTCTCCTAATGCTCATATCATGATTAGCCCATTTTGAAATTTTTACCGATAAATCGTCTATATCTATAGCTTTCTTATTTTCCATATTACCCACCCTCTTTATGTTGCATATGTACCTTTAGTTTACAGTGAAACCATTACTATAGTGAAATTTTTGTGATTATTAACGAATTTATACACTCCTTTATAATAATTCAAACTTAATCACTTAAATCCATTCTATTTTACGTCTATTATATTAGGAAATTGTAGTGTCATCTTATTATAAAAAGCGTCCGTATATATGATAGCGCTTTTTGACGGATCAATACAAACAACAGTCATATAGCGAGAGAGTAATAACCATCTTCATAATACGTAATTAGTATTTCTTCTTCAGGTAATAAAGAACATAACAGCATGTTCTAGATCAGTTTTTTTCTTCAGTGGCTAAGATCGGCCACTTTACTCTATACATTTCTTAATTATTTCAATTGTATCCAAAATTATGAGTGAAAAAAGAGAGCCGTAGCTCTCATCGTTAATACGGTAAAACATGCATAAGAGTACTTCATACAGAAAGATGCACTATTGCATATCCTTATCCGTAAGCGTGAAAAAGCGTTGATATAAGACTATTTTCAAACTTTCTCAACATTTTTCTGATAACCACACGACTGAATTTTGGCAAAAATATGATATTATGAAAATAATAAAATAAACGGACGTAAAAAAGACTCACAGCGTGTATAAGTAGTGCGCTAACACTCTTAAACCGCTTTCCCTAAACCACCTAGGGAAAACACTTACTGCAAGTCTTACATAAATTATAACACATCTTTAGAATGTAGTGACGCGTTTTCCACTAAATGTAACAAGTTGGGTATAACGTGTCTTTTGTTCCGAATAAAGGGGAGCAAAGTAATGCAAAGTGTTTTGAATAAAATAAACGATGATCTGTATGCGCAAAAAATAAGTAACAGACAGCTTTCTGCAATACTAGATGTAAGTCATACAACTACTAATGCTATGCTATCAAACAAGAGGGAGTTTGATTTTGTTCATTTTGTTAGGGTATTACAAATGCTATACCCTAATGATGTTAATTTGCGAAGAGAATATTTAAGAGGATTTATAAAAAAAATATCTCCTAAAAATATAAGATTAGGAATGGAGTTTTTAAATTTATATGGAGAACTTGAGTTGCAAAATATTTTAGTTGAAAAGTCTGTTCAATCTTCAAACAGAGTAAATAGACAATTAGCTGAAGTATACGAGTTATTGCTCCGCAGAAGTGACGAAACAATCACACGGAAAGATTTTCACCAAGAAGTTGAGAAAAAGCGAAAAGAAAAGAAAATTACCAGTAATGAACTGCGTATAGTCTCTGATTTCGCGCTAATTTATTCATTCTTGGACTATAAAAATTATCAAATGGTATTAAAATATACAAAAGAATTAAGAACTTATATTGATGAGATTAAGAATAAGTCGTTATCTCACTCTTTCTTGATAAGAGCGAAAGAGATGGAAGCAACCACCCACCATCGAACTAATAATATAGAAGATGCTCGCATGTTATGCCAAGAGATAATTAATGATAAAGAGAATATCTACATTGGTACAACAGCTAATGCTTATTGTATTTTGGCAGAAACGTATTCTTTTACAGATTTCAAAACAGCCAAAAAGCTCTTAGAAAGAGGTATTAGCTTAATCCTTAATCCGACGAATAAGAAACTAGTAATCAGAAAAGCTGTTCTAGAAAACACTCTTGATTTCTTACGTTTACATTGGGGAGAAGAGTTAGATTTTGTGAAGCCTCATCATGCAGCAGAATTAGCTTTTCTACACATTAAAAGCAACCGTAAAAGCGAAGCGATTGCGATTTTGGATAAAATTAAAAGAGAAAACGGTTCATTGTCAGCTATGCAAGAATACTATATGGGATTGGCTACGGGTAATAAAAAATACTTTGAAACCTCTATAGAAAAATTTGAAAAAACAGGGGATTTTTTCTATATCTCACTACCTAAATATGCCTTGAAATGATATAATGGATACATACATAAAGGTGGTGGAATGATTGAAATCAAAGATCATTAAATCGATTTTAGCGACAGCCGCTGTAGTTTGTTTTTCGTTTACAGCAGTAAAAACAGAAGATACACAACAGGTTGCAAAAGTAGAACAGCCTGTACTATATATGCAAGTTGATCCTGGTGGCGCCGGGGGTTAATTAAATAGATATTTTGAATGACACTATCATAACGATAGTGTCATTCGTGCTTTTAGGGAGTGGAACGCTTTTTAACAAATGCGAAAAATCGTTCCGAATGTGAATTTTGCACAAACTACTTTAAAGAGAAAAGGATGGGGTATATAAAATGGATGATTGCAAACAAGGCATACAATCATTAATTGATAAGGCTAAAAATGGGGATAAACAAGCGGCTTTAATTTTAAAGGAAATCGACACACTTTTAAATGAATGCGAATTGACTATGACAAAGAAAAAAGGATGATTGTTAGCTATAGCCATCAATCATCCTTGCTATTTATCGTCTTCTATATCTAATCCAGAAATTAATGCTTTTATCTTTTTAATAGCAAATTCTTTTGTTTCATCATCGAATGTCTCCACTCTGTCTATATAATGCTTTAACTCTAACATAACATCCGATACGGAAGGTTCTTCGTTATTTTTATTATCTGATAAACCCATAATGTAGTCAGTAGATATGTTTGCTAAATTAGAAATTTTAGAAACAGTTTCTCTAGATGGAGTCTTTTTACCTGATTCGATATAAGATACCATCGGTTTACTGATATCTACGCTATCTGCAAATTGTTGTTGCGTATACCCAAGCGACATTCTTATCTCTTTTATTCTTTTCCCAATTATATTTTCCATAACGATCCCCTTTGTATTACCTTAGTATTACCTGATACATAAAATATAACAGAAAAGTTGACTCTAAGACAACTTGGTTTTTATAAAATGAATTTTTTGAATGAAAATAGTTGACTTGTTGTTAACAAATTGATATTATGAAGACATCGAAAGAAACAAGGGTGATGTTAATGACAAAACTTAATGCGGAACGCGCAAAAGAATTGAGGATATCACTAGGTTATACGCAACAATTTGTGGCGGATTACCTATGTTGTTCTAAAAGTGGTATTTGTTATATGGAAAAAGGTAAAAGGCAACCGAGTCTAGAGAAATTAGGTAAATTATCAATATTATATAGTGTGACAACTGATGAATTGTTAGAGTGAAGTTAACTATAGGTTGTCGTTTTTTTTAAATGTAAGTTAACCTAATGTTAACAAATAGGGAGAAATGAATACTCTTTGGACGCAAAAAGGAAGATTTTTTATTCATGAAATCCTAACGAAATGCGGAATTATTCCAGAAATGGATAGGGAGGCGGTGTAAATGATGGAGGAAAGTACATTATCACTGGTGATTGTATCAGCAGCTATATGTCTATCAGCATACCTAGTACACAGAATTGATGTCTGGGATAAAAAGACAGGTTGGTCACAAGATGACAAATAAGCAGCAGCGTGATGAATATGAACAAAAGAAACTCTTGTGGATCATAAAGGATTTAAGAGCTAGAGGTGTACATAACAGCACAGATAAGGTTGAGGAAACATACAAGAAGTATATCACTCTAGCTGAACGATAAAAGCCCTACAGGGGATGTAGGGCAAGACTAAGGGTATTAAAGAATTGTCGATTCTAAAAATAAAGGACTTCTTGGAACGTTATAAGTTTAACACGAAATTCAATAAAACATTATATAGAGATGTTACGAAAATGTGGATGTAAAAAACAAAGATAAAAATTATGAAAAAAGTTGATAATCCATAGAACCTATAAGGGATTATGTTTGTAATGGCGTCTTTATAAAGTTAGTAGGACAAGCTTTTGCTTGTCGTAATATTCAGGAATCTAATAGAATGCTCCACCTAATAGGCAGGTTCCTGGGGATTGTGATGCGTGAAAGCATCAAAAAACCCGTACAGAAGCATGGGCCGGTTGTTACACATATCGGTAACTAAATTTTAACAACTTTTCAGAAAGTTAGCTATTGAAAAATAAAAAGCGCTCGATGGCAACGAGCGCTGTAGAGAAAACATTCCCTAAAATTAGCTACCTATATTATACCATAAGTTTTCTCTCAGTAAATAAGGAGGAACGAAAAATGATTGAAAACCGAATGTTAATCGGAAATCACCATGATTCATCAGCAAGAGACTTCATTGAAGAGTGTGCTGGTTGCAATGGAGAAATATACTTCGGTGAAAGTTGCTTAGATTTCGATGGTACTTACCTACACGCAGAAACAGAGTGCATTACTCAATATGTAAAGTCTCATTCTACAGAGAAAGTAGCAGGTGAATAAGATGGCCCTACAAAACAAAATTGAAGCTGAAATTCAAATTATGAAGAGTTTAGTTGAACGATATAAGCAAAGTAATGAACCTAACGCTGCATCGATGGTTGTAGCTTATGAATACGGATTACAGGCACTTACGGAAGTATATGAAGTTATTAAACAAACAGAAGCATCACCATTTTAAAGGAGAGGGAGATTCATATGACAACTGAAAATTACTTTTCTAAATTAGCTCAAATAGATTGCACGGAACATGTTGAAAAGAAAGGGCGCTTTAACTACTTATCATGGGCATGGGCAGTTAAAAAACTTCGTGAGGTAGATCCAACAGCAACATGGGAAGTAAAGCGATTCGATGGATTGCCTTACCTCAAAACAGATTGTGGTTACTTTGTAGAGGTTGAAGTAACTGTACAAGGAATACCACTAAGTCAGATTCACCCGATACTTAACAATCAGAACAAGCCGATTGCAGAACCTAACAGCTTTGACATTAATACGAGTATTCAGCGTTGCTTAGTAAAAGCAATTGCACTTCACGGATTAGGTTTGTATATCTACGCAGGTGAAGATTTACCAGAAATCCAAGAGGAAATGATTACTGCTCAACAAGTCGGTGCAATCAAATTAAACATAAAAAAATTAGCTACTCTTCGAAAAGTGGATGAAGACACGATTAAAGGACACTTAAGTATTAAAGAAGTTGGCGAATTGACATTAAAACAAGCTGAAGAAGTACTTAAAAAATCAACAAAGTGGGTTAAACAGGCTGAAAAAGAAACTTCTGAAATCGAAGAACAAGTAGAAAAAATAGAACAAACAAACTAAGGAGATGATAAGCCTATGTTAAATAAAAATCAATCTAAAGTCGTCCTTCCGAAGTGGGTGTGGAAGGGCGCACGGAATGAAAAAGAAGCAAGAGTAAAGGCGATTGAGTACATTACCCCCGATCGCTATCCAGGATACAAAGTAATTAAGGTTCAAGGCGACATAGCGTTATGCGAAAGGGAGAATGCGTGATGTTTAAGATACCTGTAAGGCGTGGATCGATGAAAGAGATGTTAATAGCAGTTCGGGATTTAGAAAAACGAGGTTATGACTATGTAACGCTAATCAAACGAATATATAGGGCAGAAAGAACTTTTTATCATGAAGGTAAGTTCAGGGGGAGAGAAAAGGTTCGGTTTACTGGCATGGAAGACAATGTGAGTTATGAATGTTGGATGAAAAAGGTGAACTAAATGGCAGATGTTAAATGGATCAAGTTAACTACTAATATGTTTGAAGATGAAAAGATTCGATTAATTGAAAGTATGCCAGAAGCAGATACATTGCTAATTATTTGGATTAAATTGCTTGCTCAAGCTGGGAAAACAAATGCCAATGGTTACATTTTCTTGAATGAAAATATTCCATATACCGAAGATATGCTCGCGACAATCTTTAATAGACCAATAGCAGTTGTGCGACTTGCTCTACAAACATTTAAACAGTTTGGAATGATTGAAGTTGATAGCAATCAGTTTATTAGCGTCTCGAATTGGGGGAAACATCAGAGTTTAAATGGATTAGATAAGATTCGTGAAGATACTAAAAAACGAGTAGCAGCGTACCGTGAACGAAAAAAAAGTAGTCTTTTAAACGAAGGTAACGGATGTAACGTTACAGGTAACGAAGTTGGTAACGCAAATGAAACGGACAAAGAAGAAGAAAAAGAATTAGAACTAGAAGAAGATAAAGATATTAATAAATCTATTGTCGAGATAGTTACCTATCTCAACGACACATGCTCTACATCCTATCGCTCATCTACTAAAAAAACTAAAGGCCTAATTAAAGCGAGATTTAATCAAGGTTTTAATGTAAATGATTTTAAGAAAGTAATAGAAATCAAGGCTTCTCACTGGTTAACAGATGAAGAGTATAACCAGTATTTAAGACCATCAACATTATTCGGTAATAAATTTGAAGAATACTTAAACCAACAACCTAAAAAAGGAGCAAAGAACAATGCGGAGAGCGGAGGTAGCAATACCAACCGATATAGCCAAAAAGGTGAATATGACTATGGATTCTGATGTGTGTGATACGCACGGCATGAATAAGATGAAGTTCGGTGGACAAGTTGTTTGCCCTCGATGCTTCCTTGAAAACGAAAGTAAGAAGCTTCAGCAACAAGAACAAGCAAAATACGATGCGGATAAAGCGAATGAGAAGAAATTCATGTTCCATCAACAAAGCATGATTGCAGATAGCAACATTAAGAAAGCTAATTTTGATAACTATCAACCTACTAGCGAGGAAGGAGCGAAGAACCTTGAACTCGCAAAGGTCATCGCAACGGATTATCTCGATGAGAAAGTGTTTAACACTATTATGGCCGGGAATTGTGGAGCAGGGAAAACGCATCTTGCTTATGCTATCGCAGATCAACTTGCAGGAGCAGGGAAGTCAGTTGTCTTCGTTACAGTTGGTGAATTGCTACGGAAGATTAAAAGTACATTTAACAAGGATTCCTCCTTAACTGAGGATTCAATCATACGAAGCTTAGTAAAAGCGGAAGTCTTAATAGTCGATGATTTGGGAGCGGAATTAGGTGCATTAGATGCCAACACGAAAGCAACTAACTTCATTAATAGAGTGTTATTCGATGTTTTTGATGGAAGGCAAGGTAAATCTACTATCTTCACGACAAACCTTACAGGAGAGCGTCTAGAAGGTGCATATGATGAACGAATTGTATCACGTATCTTCAATAACTTTAGAGCGATTGTTTTCAAAGATACAAAGGATTACAGAAGAAAAGCATTGCCATTTTAATTGTCAAATTTGAATTTTGTTAAGAAAGGAAGGCTCACATGATTAAGCCAAAGTACGAAGATGGCAAAGAACACATACATGTATTGAGTTTTGGCGGCGGTACACAGTCAACGGCTTTGGCTTTGTATTCACTGGAACATGGAATAAATGGAGTTAAACCGGATTACATCATATTTAGCGATACTGGTTGGGAACCGCAAAGTATTTATGATTGGATCGATAAGGTGAATGCGTACATTAAAGAACGGTACGGAAAAGAAATCATCATTGTTAAAAGTAAAAACATTCGTGATGCCATTTTAAGAGGTTCCGATACAGGCGCAAGGTTTGCAAGCATGCCATTTTTTACGAAAGCGGCCGACGGTCAAAAAGGAATGGTAATGCGTCAGTGTACACAAGAATACAAAATACAACCGGTTAATCAAACAATAAGAGAAGTATTGGGATACAGACCACGCCAGAAAGTAAAAGAGATGGTGCATGTGTGGAAAGGAATTAGTATTGATGAGATCCAAAGAGTGAAACCAATACAGTTAGGATGGCAAGAAGCAGAGCATCCACTAGTTGATGATTTATGGTGGGACAGGCTGAAATGCATTCACTATGTAGAATCGACTGGATTAGGAACACCAGCAAAGAGCAGTTGCATCGGTTGTCCATTCCATGACAATAACATGTGGCGTGATTTGAAGATTAATGATCCAGAAGCATTTGCAGATGCGGTGTACATCGATAAGAAGATTAGGAATCTAGGAAGAATGGATGGGGAGTGTTACTTACATAGAAGTTGTCTTCCTTTAGATGAAATAGATTTTGCTGTAAATCAGATGGATATATTCGAAATGTTAGGTGAGTGCGAGGGAATGTGTGGAGTTTAAAACCAAACAAAAGCGTTATTTGAAAATAAAAGGGGGAATTAAGATGTGTGCATGTGAAGGAACGGGAGTAATTCAGAACGATATGGGGAATGGCTGCTATCAATTTGCGCCGTGTATTTGCGAAGCAGGGAATCGCAGTCCTGAAGAAGTGGATAGAAGACGTCATGCCGTTATGGCGGAACTAAGAGAAATTCATCAATTACAACTGGAGGGGAAATGGGATGCCACGACTTGGAACGGATTTGGAAAAGGAGAATTACACAATGGCGTTGCAGCAGGGAAGGTACATGAAGAAATCGCTGCATTAATCATGGATCAGGCAGATAAGAACAAAATTAAATCTCGTCCAATGGGGTTAGGTGCATGAAACAACTAACACTGGAGGATGTAGTAGGAAGTTTTGATTATAGCGCAACAAGTACAGCGGAAAGATTTTTGAAGAGTAATAGCGTTATGACGTACTCAGTAGAATTTTACGATAAAGACGAGAAGTGGAAGCTTCGTTGGTTTGAGGCGAAGTCCGAGGGCGCAGCTATAGAAATGGCTAAAAAGAAATACGGAAAGATACAAATCATTACTACTTATATTTCGGATAGAACCTTAGAGGAAATCATGAATTTGGATTAGGAGGCATAGCGGTATGACGATAAATAGATGGCTAGAAAAGAAAGATTATGAAGCAGCTGAGAAGAACGGAATTGGCTATTACATGTTATATCGTAGGGTGTATCAAATGGGGTGGGATATTGATAAGGCAATTAATACACCACCTCGGAAATATCAATTTAGAGAACAAAAGTGGTTGAGATTAGCATTAGAAAATGGGATTAACAAAATGACATTTTTAACTCGTGTTTATAAAGGGATGTCACCAGAGGAAGCAGCGAAAAAACCTGTAAAGAAATTGAGGGCAACAATGGAAGATATGGTCAATTTAGCTGAAGAGAATGGTATTTCATATAGCACATTTAGTACAAGAGTATTAAAAAGAGGATGGAGTCCACAAAGGGCAGCAACTACACCTACAAGGAGACTTAAGGAGAAAAGAAGCTAGGAGGAAACATGGACAGGAAACAAATTTACATCGATGTATTACTACAAAAAGGAGTTTATAAAGAAGAAAAGACAGGGCGACAACTTTATGAGATGACTGAACAAGAGTTGTGGAATCTAATAAAAGGAGTGTATTCGGAATGATGAAAATGGAGAACGGTGTATATGAAATCACGAAGCTAATTAGCGAAGCAAAGAGAAAAAAGTAATGAAAAAAGAAACTGCGGTGCAGGTGCAAAGTGAACTCAAATTAGTAGAGAGCGAAATACGTAAGATGGAATATCACCTAGTGGGATTGGATAACGAGAAGCGGAAGACGAAGCTTTCCTTGGAAGTGTTGAAGAAACAGAAAGAGAAATTGAAAAGTTACTTATAAGGAGCGGGAAAGAATGAAATTAAGAGTGAAGATTAAGCGAGTAAAAGACGTGAAATTACCTAAATACGCTAAAACGGGCGATAGTGGTTTTGATCTAGTTGCAGCGGAGGACACAGTTATTTGGCCTGGCGAAACAAAAGTTGTTCAAACTGGATTGGCTTTTGAAATTCCACCAGGATATGAATTGCAGGTGCGCCCGCGTAGCGGTATGACGCGTAATACAAAGTTAAGAGTTGCTCTTGGGACGGTGGATAGTGGCTACCGTGGAGAAGTTGGAGTGTTGGTTGATAACACTGAAATACCTATAAGTCTAAATATGAAAGCTCATGTTGTTGAGCGAGGCACACGCATTGCTCAAGGCGTCATAGCGCCAGTGGAAACAGCTCATTTTGTTGAGGTGGATGAGCTTTCGGATAGTGAACGTGGTATTGGCGGATTCTGATCTACAGGGGCTAAATAAAAAAGGCTAGGATTTCTCCTAGCACTCAATACATGGGATGTTGATGAGTTTGCAAGATTTTATTTGCACCTTGATTATATGTTGTTTGTTAGAAGAAAAGTGTGAATGACAGCAATCTTAACAAGAATTTTACGTTATATTTATATATTTTAAATTTTTGATTAATAATCAAATTTGAATTTTGTAGAAAAAGAGCAGCTAGCAAAAGCTAACTGCTCGGTAGATTAAACATAGATAATCTAGTATTTACATTTTCATAGTGAGATTAGTGATTGCTATTTTTAATTAAATTGGATCACCAGGGGTTTTTATAGCAGAAAACCCACGATTTCCGACTAGAGCAGATGATACAGTTTCACTAAGATCTCCTATATTCGCAATAATACGATAATGAACTGGGTCTGGCGGCGTTATTGGGTCACCAGGGCTATCTACCCATGTAAATGTGGAGTTAAAAGGATAAGTTATATCCATACTACTACCCACTTCATATTTACCCGATACACTTGAACTTGTTAGTAACACATTATTACGGAATAACTGATACGTAATGGCATCCACAGTAAAGGATGTGCTTCCATCAGATGGGGTATGAATAACAAGATCAGTGCCGATTGTTGCGTTTAATAAGACTTTATCATTTGGGCTTTCGATAGGTACAAAGACCTCCATAATTAAAAAGTTATTTGTATTTGCTGGAAGTTCTATAGGTTCAGGATCTGGTGCAAGGGAAGTGAAAAATAGTGTCGGTCCAGTAGGCCCAGTAGGTCCAGTGATGCCGGTAGGTCCAGTATTGCCAGTAAGTCCGGTGTTCCCGGTAGGCCCAGTATTGCCAGTAGGTCCGGTGTTCCCGGTAGGCCCAGTATTGCCAGTAGGTCCAGTGTTCCCGGTAGGCCCAGTAACACCAGTAAATCCTGTTGAACCAGTGAATCCAGTGCTACCAGTAGGTCCGGTAGGCCCTGTTGAACCAGTGGGACCAGTAGGGAATTGAAAAGGCTGAACAGGTGGAAGTGTGGGTCCAATTAAACCTGGATTAAGTGCAGCGGAGGATAAAAACTCGTCCAATATAATTCACCTCTAAAAGTTCGTATTACTAATAGTAAATGCAATGATAGAGCCAAGTGAAATGGACAAGCGGTTGTATTTTAAAAATTAAACAAAATAGTTATTTGAGAGAAAAAGAATTATTTCAAATGTTGTAGTTGCGATTCAGCCATTCCTGCACCAATAATAGCACCAATAATTAATGCGCAAGCAATTAAAATACCTAAAATTATCAAAATAGCAAAAGTGATTTTTTTCGCTGTATCTCCTTTCGGAGCAAGAATAGCTAAAACAATTGAGATAGATAGTATAAAAATACCAGTTAAAGAACCAAAGTGTATATATCTAGAAAATGAACCGAAAAATAAGAATGCAGTTAAAAACATTGAAATGAAACCAAAGTATTTTCTCATTGTTTTAGCCTTTCTTGAAAAATGAATTATACAGATTATACCATTATCAAAGTGGATTGAAGTTGAATTTAAACAAAATCGTTATTTGAATAGAAAAGGAGATAGGGTTTACAACCCCATCTCTTTCAACAGAGATAAGTGCAGTTTTGCTTCTTCACAATTTGGATTAATGCAGTAATGAATAAACGAATGTTCATCGTGTTGTATGAGAGGTTGATCACAAGATACACATGTGTACGGTGAGAGCATTTTATATACCTCCTTACAGATTATGGATTAATTTTAACACGGTTTTAGTTGGTTGAGGAGTAAGGAAAAAGCGTTAATTTAAATAAAAAAAGAGCCCTGCGAGTAGGGATGCAGGGCTCCATAAGGTCGAGTTATGTCGTACTCACAAGGGATTTTAACATGAATTTGGTGGTAAACATACTGGTAAATGCATCCAATTTACTTAGAGCTGATATTTTAAACGAAAACGCTTAAAAGGACCCGATTAGGGGGACGGGTCCTTTTAATGAAACACTAAACCTTCATGACATTACCAACACATTACCATAAAAGGAAGATTACTTCCATCGGTTAGGTGTTGAGAAAGCTTTTTATAAACATTCCATTTTGTAGTAAAGGAGAAATTGAAAAAGAGCAACCGTTTAGGCTGCTCTACAGATAGGAGGTAACTCAGTGAACAAAATGAACACGTTAAAAATGTATGTAATGAGTAGAAAAATCAGAACGAAAAAAGCAGTTAGCAAAAACTAACTGCTCCAATCATGGAATATGGTTAAGAAATGGGTTGTTTACATTATTGACGGAATATTGAGTTTTATTCAGTGGGTATTTTATTTTACAAACTAGATTATGATAGTCGATATTCTCCATATTGACCAAAAAAGAACTAAAAATTCTAGTGAAATTCCAAGCTTTCTTTTCCTAGTTTTTTGAAATTCTTTTGTTAAATAGCCAACAGCACTAATTGCTAGAAGGATGAAAAGAATGAGTTCTAGTGAATCTGGCATTTTACTTACTCCTAATTTATTTATTAATTTAATTTAGTATATAACAATTATAAGATATTTCGGCTGTTAGTTGTGAAAAAATAAATAAAATAATTATTTGAAATAGAGAGCGAGGAATTAAAAATGACTTTAGGAAATCGTGGAATGGCATTTGAAATGCTTATCAATCTATCAAATGAAATGTATCAAAGAGGTGGAGTGGCGCTTATAAACAAGCGTCCGACTCCTGTGAAGGTGTTAAAAAGTAAAGGTGGCCGTGTACTAAATGGATTCTATGAAGCTAAAAGTACAGTAGACTATGATGGCGTGTATAAGGGACGAGCTATAGCGTTTGAAGCTAAATCTACAGAGAAGGACACACGTTTTGATTTAAAGAACATTGCGCAGCATCAATTGGATTATCTGGAGAAAGCAGAAAAGATGGGAGCAATATGCTTCTTCCTTATAGAGTTTAGTAAGGATAAGTCAGTATTCGCAGTACCACTATCAATCATTCAATCTTATGTAAGGATGTCTCATCAACCGAAGGGCAAGAAGTCTATACCAAGAGTAGACTTTGATATTTATGGATACTTAGTGGAGCAAACAGAACGAGCGCCAGTGGATTACTTACAATACATTGATGAAGCAGTAACTCCAGTTATGTTTGATAGCATGATTCAATTTGATCAGGACCATAAGAGAGTAGCGAATAACATCGAAGCAGCAAAAGATAAGATGGCCAACAAGAAACGTAAATTATTAAAAGCTTGATGGATAACGGAACCATGCACAATAGCACGGTGGGGGATATGCTAATGCGCACTGTTCCCTTATTCAACAATGAAATAGTAAAATTTCACGTACCTGATGTAAATGTAAAAAACAAAATTCAGCAATAGGGGGATTCCTTCATGGAGAGACAATTAACTTTATTACCAGCTATCGATAGAGAGACAGAGAAACAGGTTCAGAAAGAGGTAGCGAAAATACTAAAGGAATACCGCGCATTGAAAACGCGTTTTGAAAATGAAGTGGAGTTAAAACACGAAGGAATCAGTTTGTTTCCGGAGATTAGAGACACGAGACATATTAGCAATATCAAGTTCAAGCAGATCGATAAGGCTCTACAGTACGTTTTAGACTATGACGAGGCAGAGATTATCAAGATGAAGTATTTGAATGGTGAGAAGTTAAAGGATATTTTTATCTACACTGAGTTATCAATGAAGAAAGATCATTTCTACAATAAGAAGAAAACTGCTATTCGATTAATTGCAACTTCATTAGGTATGATTTGAAGATATAGAAAAATAGTGCATTATGTAATATTTGTATGTTAATATATTTTAGTAATTTATTTTTAATATATTAATAGGGAGATTAAAGTATGTTTAAGAAAATGAATCTATTATCAGTTTTATTTGTAAGTATATTGATTTTACTTACAGGGTGTGGAGGCTCTTCGGTAGCTTTTAAAAAGGGAGACAAGTACAAGGAAAGCGATGGATATACATTTATAGAAGTAACAGAAGATAATGAATGGAAAATGCACGGAAAGAGAGATAGTACTAATGAACATGCTTTATATAAAGTTGAGGAAACTGAATATAAAGGCGGGAAGTATGCAGTTGTATCATTATCTTTAAAAGAGCAATTTGGCAAAAGTGATCCTTTACATCTTATAAGTGGGGCTGAAAAATATTTAGTGGCACCTACTGATAACGGAATGTCTATTGGAAGGGTAGATCATAATATGAATAATCATTGGGAAAAATTCCAAAAGAACTTCAAAGAAGCTGAAGATAAGGAAGCTTTTTTAAAGGAAGTCGCTGAAAAACTTAATCGTAAATACGAGAAGACAAACTAAATAATGCAAAAAGAGCAGAGTCATTATATTGATTCTGCTCTTTTTATATTTAAAAACGTCGACAAAACGCCGATAAAAAAGGGGGAATTTTGGAAATGAAAATAGCGATAAATTATATGTACAAGCCCTTTGACAACCGCATATTGAAGAGGATTAGTACACCTATAAGTGAAACGTTCTGATGCGAGAATGTCACGGTAACGTATACCGCATAGTAGGGCGGGCAAGGCGGTACGAACCCGTATTAAGACGAAGAGACCAATGAATGTATAACTATGACATATTCCAGTGTGGCGGGTGTGAGATAACTCGCATTCGTCATGCTGTTTCTATTATGTTTAGTAATCAGCTCAGAGACCGCCATGTCCTCTGGGTTGATAGTGAATATAATAATTCTCTATTCTTTGTTAATGTCGTCTCTTGAAAATGAAATGGGGGTGGTTGCTCATGATTGAGTGACACTTGCATTAAATTTTTAGAGCAACATTGATTTAAAAATTACATCAGTAATTACTCACGATCTTTATTGATGTAGAAAGCAAAGAGCTCTCCACTCTTTGTTTGAGCCAATACAGCGGAAACATTCCCCTTCCGTCCCCTTAGTGTATTGGTTCAAACAAGGCGTCGGAAGTAACATATACGTCTTGGATATAAACACATTGTGTAAAGACTATAGGTCAGTGAAGGCTATGCGACGGCTGAAGTATTGACCGACTCCACGGAGTATAAACGAGAAGATTCTTCGCCTTCTCCCAGTCACCGAACGTTAAGCGCGTAGCTAATAAGAGCTAAAGAATTATATGATGCGGTGGCTTGGAGAAGGTTGAGAGTACTCAGCCTTGATCTAAGATATACTTATTGCCATTTGTTTTCTCTCTTTTCTCCCATCCCCTTGAAAGCTGTCACTTCGGTGATGGCTTCTTTTTTGATATAATTAAAGAAAGGGGTGGATAATATGAGTTTAAATGAATCTGTACTGTATTTTGATAGAATTGAAGTAACAGATGAACAAATGAGATCTCACGTTAAACATTATGTAGAATTAGCAGAAAAAGGATTGGCGCTCATTGCTGAAAACAACAATAAAGAAGCGATGGCTTGTTTAAAAGAAATAAGAAAAACAATGTCAGAAGAATATAAGTATTATTCGCGTTCTAAGGTTCAATCAATAATGTGGGATAATGGCTTATACAATGATTACTATCACTTTATAAGAGATGCGTTTGTGAAACAACATAATCCGAATGCATATAAAACTCTAAGAAGTAATTTGTACGATGTAATGGATTACGGTAGATATCATTACAGAGAATATGCAGTTGAAAAATAAAGCATCCATGACGGGTGCTTTTTTCTTTGTTATATAGAAATTACACATTAAACGTATTTAATGAGTCTGCTAGGTATAAAGATAAGCGATAATCATACAATGATATGGAAGGGTCTTTTCTAACGTGTTAGTTACCTCAACGTATATGTATCTTTTGGCACCTGGGCGAGGGTGCTTTTTTATTGCACATTATGATAAGGACAAGCATATTATGTAATAGGACGAGTTCTTAGTGTCCTATTCAATGCTCAGGATAAAGCCCAATTCACATTGAGAGCACCCTCGATATTGGTGCTCTCTTTTTATTGAAAAGTATATATAAATATATATAATATGATTGATGGATTAATATTTCAATCTGAGGGGTACAAATTCGATGCGACGTAAAAAGGATTTGTTGAAACAATGGAAGGTGGATTTGCAAGCTGTTCAAGAAGAAAAGAGGATGAAGAAGAAGGCTAAAAAAAAGAAATATAGTATTCCTGGTAATACAGCTGGATTCATGAATGGAAAGAATACTTATCGTAGAGAGAATGGGGTATGGAAGCAAAGGAACAAATTGACGTGAGGGTAAATAAGGTTCATTCGATTTATAGTAATTATCGTAGGCGCTGCCGTGATTTGGGTAGCGTCTTGTTTGTTGTTAAGGAAAGATAAGGGGTGAGAGGATAAAGAATAAAATTGAAGGTTTCATCGATGAAGTTATTTATTACATCCTACTTATGATTGAAGGATTTAGGCGCTAACCCTAACAAAACAAACGAACACAACGAACGAAAAGTAAGTATAAAATAAAAGCCTTGTCGTTCGCTATAACCTACTAGGTAGAAAGCGAATAACAAGACGATATACAGGTTGTGAGAGGTAATTCTCATTCACGATTGAAATTATATCATGAAATTTAAATGTTGTATAAGGAATGTTAAAATTTCTAAGCGAAAATATAGATAGTTAAACGTCCTGATTAGGTCTACCCTATACGGACATAAAAGAGCGAACGAATTTATCATATTTCACAACGTCCTGTTTACATGTACGGAAAATAAATGGTATTATGTACTTAAAATTAATTTCCGAACACGTTAACGGACAAAGGGGAAGATATCATGATAATTGGTTACGCTCGTGTTTCTACACAAGAACAAAATTTAGCGAGGCAATTGAAACAGTTAAATGATTATGTATGTGATCATGTGTATGAAGAGAAAACAAGCGGAGCGACAACAAACAGAGAAGAACTACAATTGATGCTCGAAAGTTTAAAAGAAGGTGACACGATTGTTGTTACTGATTTAACTCGTATTAGCCGTAGTACAAAGGATTTATTTGAGCTAATCGAAGTGATTAAGAGTAAAGGTGCTTCGATTAAATCAATAAAAGATACTTGGCTTGATACGACTAGTGCTAACCCATACAGTACTTTCCTACTCACTGTAATGGCTGGTGTTAATCAGTTAGAAAGGGATTTACTTAAGATGCGCCAAAGAGAAGGGATAGACCTCGCTAAACAACGTGGCGTATATAAGGGAAGACCTAAGAAATACGGTGATAAAAGCCCTAAAATGGAGCACGCGTTAGAGCTGCTGGCTAATCGCGAAGAGAATGGCTACACAGTAAAGAAGATATGTGAGGTTACTGGTGTAAGTCGTACGGTTCTTTATGAGAGAGCAAAAGAAAAGGGGATGGTCTAATTATTAAATAGGTTACATTATTTTCTAGCTATTCCTATATTAATATTGGAAGTTTGATATAATAAATTAGGGATAGATAGGAGGAGTATAAATATGTATGAAACTTTTTCGAAAAGAGAAAAGAAACGTATGGGACAGGTCAAAGATGTTTATATTTATGATAAAATTCCTGATCGATTAAGGGTTCAAGTAATTCATATTTGGGGACAAGCGATTGGTGAAAGTGATTTTACTTGGGGTACTATTAATCAAATTATGTCTAAGGAATTAGGGGAATTTAATTTAACTGAAGAAAATTGCAAACCCAAAAAACATTGTATAGACTTTTTGTTATCATGCAAAGATATATATGCGATTGATATTATAGAATTATCATTTTGTATTCTAAAAGAGCAATATGAAAAAGGCGCAATTTCGATCGATCCTTTCTTGTTAGATCTACTGAAAATCGGTCAATCTTTTGATGAAGCGATTAAAGAATTAAATCATTGGTTTAAAGACAATAGTATTGGATATGAGTTTATAAATGGGGAAATTATTCGTATTGATCAAACTTATATGCATGAAGAGGTTGTAAAACCAGCTATAAATTTATTGTTCGAAGAGGATTTCGAGGGTGCAGCGGAAGAATTTTTAAATGCACATAAAGCGTATAGGAAAGACGATTATAAAACCGCATTAGTAGAGGCCTTAAAATCTTTTGAAAGTACAATGAAAACTATCTGTGATAAAAGAAATCTTACATATAATAAGGCTAGCGATACTGCAAGAAAGTTAATTACCATTTTATTTGAAAACAATATAATTCCTGGTTATTTAAATAATCATTTTACTAGTTTAAGAACTACGTTAGAGTCCGGACTCCCGACAGTTAGAAATAAGCAGGCAGGTCACGGTCAGGGATCTGAATCAGTAAAAGTAGATCCATATTTTGTTGAATATGCAATAAATCTGGCTGCAACTAATATTATACTTCTTGTTAAAGCTTATAAAGAATCAAAATAATACGCCAAAATGAAAGTAGCGAATCCGCTGCTTTTTTATTTTGCATAGAAAAAAGGAATCCCGAAAGATCCCTTTTTCTAATTCCGATATATCGTAATTGCACATAAGTAAAGACATCTAATATTATATAACAATATAACAATAAAACAATGCAAACGATAAGTATTTTAAGATTTACCATATGGAGTAGTTATAACGAGTTTCTTCCTATTATATAGAAGGTGGTGGGTGATATGGAGTGAAACAAAAACACGAGTTAGCTCAAGAAGATTACATGCAAGGTATGAAGTATAAGGAACTGGCTGAGAAATATGGAGTCAGTATTAATACAATTAAGTCCTGGAGAAAAAGGCATGGCTGGAATCGAAAAGGGGTGCACCCAAAAGACGAAAAAGGATGCACCCAAACCAAGAAAACAGGTGCACCCATTGGGAATAAGAATGCAGTGGGTAATCTGGGAAACAAGAACCCTAAGTATGGAAACAAGAATGCAGTAGGGCATGGCCCGCCAAAAGGGAACCATAACGCTATGACGCATGGATTGTTTAGGAAGATAATCCCGAGTGACGATCCGCATGCGATGGAATTGCTAGATGAAATACAAAACCATACTGAATTAGATATGCTATTCCACTCTATTCAACTGCAATACTTCAATATCCTTAATTCACAACGTATTATGCATGTTCGCAGTCAAAACGATATGTCAAAAGAGATGATTAGCGAATCACTGAATGGAGACGCGTACACAGTGCAGTTTGCATGGGATAAACAAGCTAATTTACTTACAGCTTATTCGCGCGCTATGACAGCGTTATCCTCTATGATTGAGAGGTTCGATAAGCTAGCAAATGCTGATGATGAGAGACGATTGAAGTTAGAGCAGATGAAAGTTAACATTGAAAAAACGAAAGCTGACACTGCTCGTATTAAGGGAGAAGATGGGGAAGAGTATGAAGACGATGGTTTCAAAGAGGCGCTAAAAGGAAAGGTAGAGGAAGTGTGGGATGACCATGACGACGATTCCGAAGCGTAAAAAGAAACCTGCTCCATTCAAATTCAAGCCATTCTCCAAGAAGCAGCTGAAAGTATTAACCTGGTGGAAGCCTAACAGTCCCGTTAAAGATTATGACGGGATTATTTGCGATGGTTCTATTCGTGCCGGAAAAACAGTATCGATGGCTCTTTCCTATGTTATGTGGGCAATGGAATCATTCGAAGGTGAGAACTTCGGTATGTGCGGGAAAACAATTGGTTCGCACCGTCGTAACGTTATAACGCCACTTAAAAAAATGCTCAAGTCTCGTGGTTATAAGATTAAAGATCATAGAAGTGAAAATATGCTCTCAATTACTAAGGATGGAGTTACTAATTTCTTTTACATCTTTGGTGGTAAGGATGAAAGTTCTCAGGACTTAATTCAAGGAATTACTCTTGCTGGATGCTTCTTTGATGAGGTAGCACTGATGGTTCGGAGTTTCGTAGATCAGGCGACAGGTCGTTGTTCAGTAGAGGGCTCAAAAATATGGTTCAACTGCAATCCGGCAGGTCCATATCACTGGTTTAAGTTGGAATGGCTCGATAAGCGTAAGGAAAAGAATTTACTGCATGTTCGCTTTACTATGGATGATAACTTATCCCTTTCTAAGAAGACAAAACAACGTTATTACAAGTTATATAGCGGTGTCTTCTTCAAACGGTACATTTTAGGATTGTGGGCAGCTGCTTCAGGTCTTGTATTTGATATGTTCAAGGAAGAAGTGCAAAAAGTTGATTCTGTAGATCGTAATTACGTTGAGTATTATGTTTCTTGCGACTACGGTACGCAGAACGCTATGGCGTATGGATTATGGGGTAAATGTATTGAAGAAGGCGACAAAGAAGTGTGGTATAAAATCAAGGAGTACCATTATAGTGGCCGTGATGCAGAGAAGCAGAAAACAGATCAGGAATACTACGAAGACTATGAGGAATTCGTTGGTGATTTGCCAATTAAAGGAACAGTAGTTGACCCCTCGGCTGCTTCGTTTATCGCTGTATTGATACGTAATAAGAGGAAAGTATATAAGGCTCGTAACAATGTGAAAGAGGGAATTGGAAACGTTGGTATAGCGCTTAATACAGGCAGAGCATACTTTAACGATTGTTGCGTTGAAACATTTAAAGAGTTTGCTTCTTATATATGGGATGAGAAAGCAATACAACGTGGTGAAGATAAGCCACTTAAAGAGAATGACCACCACATGGATGAAACAAGATACTTCATTAACACAATCATATTTGGATTACGTAAAAAGAAGAAAAAGAAAAGAGGTGAAGCAGCTTAATGACGAAGAGAAGGCAAGTTAGTGCAAAGGTAATTAAGGCAGCAGGGACAAGTACTCAAGTATTATCTCGCCAACAAGAGAGCGAGAATGAGAAGAATGCAGTTAATGATATTATCGAACCGCCTTATAGGATAGAAGACCTACAGCAGATTAAAGAAAACAGTACAATTCTTGGTCAATGCATTGATGCGTATAAGCGTAATATTGCTGGTTTTGGTCATGAGATGAAGTATAAGCAAGAAGACGACAAGGAAACTCCTGAAATGAAGGCAGAGTGGACGTTAGTTGATACAGAAATCATCCCCTTATTTAGCTTTGACAAACCGTTTAAGGAGATTCTTGAAACGGGTATCGATGACAAGGAAACCACTGGTAACGGTTATATTGAAGTGATTCGTAATTTAGAGGGAAAACCCGCTGAATTAATAAATATGTTACCGCAGTACATGCTAGTAACGCGAAAGGATAATAAACCTCAAGACGTAACGTATTTAATAAACGGAAAAGAAATTAAACGCAAGAAGGTATTCCGTCGCTACTTACAACGAGTCGGAGCAGTAGATACTTACTTCAAAGAGTTTGGTGATCCACGCTTCTTAAATAAAGAGACTGGTGAGTTTTCGGATGTTACTTTAGGAGATAAAAACGCTACTGAAGTGATTCATTTGAAGATTGGTAACGGACCGTATGGCATCCCACGTTGGGTATCGCATGTTGTTCATATGGTAGGAGCTAGGAAAGCGGAAGAATTGAATCTTCGTTATTTCAAACAGGGCCGTCATATTCCGATGGCTATCCTACTGAAGAATGGCATTTTGTCAGAAGAAAGTGAAGCAGCTATAACCGATTATGTTTCGAATGTTGAAGGTGAGGATAATCAACATAAATATCTATTGTTGCAAGTAGAAAGTGCAGAGGAAGGTATTGTTGGCGACACTCCAACACCGGTAGACATTGAACTGAAATCCTTAGCAGACATACTGCAAAATGATGCTCTGTTCCTTGAATATGACGAAAAGTCACGCCAAAAGGTACAATCTGCATTCCGTTTGCCTGATGTGTATGTAGGGTATATTCGTGACTTTAACAGAGCAACTGCTGAATCCGTGCGTGAAATTACAGAGGAGCAGGTATTTGAGCCTGAGCGTAACAACTTAGAGTTTATTATCAACAATGTCCTGTTGCTTCCATATGGATTAAAACACGTATATGTGAACTTACGTAAATCAGAGATTAGCAATACTGAAGATATGGTTAAAACAATTGAGGTACTTGCTGATAAGGGCGGGTTAACATTCCAAGATATACGTAATATTGCAGGTAACATGTTAAATAAAGAATTCTCAGACTACGATATGCCAGAAGCAGACCAACCTGTAGCTCTGGTGTTAGAACGTCAACGTAAAGTAAGCGGTTGGGAAAAAGGTCTAAGTGAGAAGTTGCAGAAGTCAGCTGATAGCGGTTCAAATGAAGATTTAATCAATGTAATGAAAGACCTACGTGACTTACTGGAGTCGATGCAAGATGCAGAAGATTGATAAATTGCTAACTTCACTAAATGAGTGGATAGAGAAAGCTGATACTGATGATTTTAAGGCTGCATTACCTGCTGATTTAGAAGTATTGGACATGTTACCAGGATACGTTGAGGAATTCGAAAAAGAGATTGCTAAACTGCTAAGGAAGCAGAAGAAATATTTTATAGATGGGATTAAGAACTTTACGAAAAAAGATGCTGTAGAGAAGAGTATCAAGATAAAGGATATTATCGACTTTGTTACTGGCAGCTTATTTGGAGCAGATACATTTGCTAAAAGCCTGAGTAAAGCAGCACGAAAGTTCCTTGATTACACGATGAAGGATATGACGAAAGCTTTTATGGATGCAATTGACCCTGATGTTCAGTTTAATATCTTCTCAAAACGTACTACAAAGTGGATTGATAGTTGGTCTGATGAATTAGGTGAAATCATGAAGATTAACTCTCACAAAGCAGTAGAGCGTATTTTAAACGAGGGATTGGAGAAAGGGAAAGGCATAAAAGAACTTGCGAGAGAACTTGCGAAGCTACCAGAATTCGACCGTAAAAGAGCAAAGACAACAGCGCAGACAGAAGTCCTCGCAGCATGTTCTGCTTCTCAATTTGAAGTATATCGCCAATCCCCTGCTGTAATAGGTAAGAAGTGGCGTCATAGCGGTACAAAGAACAATCAGCCTCGTGATAATCATGTGGCGTATGACGGTACAACGGTTCTGGTAGAGGAAGAATTTGAGCTCCCCGGTTCTGGAGAACGGTGTATGTTTCCTCGTGATAGTTCGTTAAGTGGGCGTGAAAGAATTAACTGTAAATGTATTATGTCCCCTGCCGTAGATAACGATATATTAGGCCTATCTGAAGAAGAGAAACAGAAGATTAGGGAAGAAACTTTGAAGGAGTTGAACAAGAAATGAAGACTTCTAAAATTAAGCTGATTCATATTTGAAAGGGGGTGAGTAAATGCCAAGAAAACTAAAAAACGTGGATGTAAGCTTTGTTTCTATTGTGGATAAAGCTGCAAACAAAAAGAAATTCTTCTTAACGAAAAGTGAACAGGAACCAACATTTGAAAAAGAAGTTAAAATTATTAAAGGTGAAGACGAAGAGCAAAAACTTGTATATGGAATTGTATACTCTCCTGGCAGCGCGGATGATCCAAACACTCATGACGCACACGGGGATTTCATGACTGCGGAAGAAATAGAAAAATCCGCTCATAATTTTATTGCGAAGTATCGTAATATCGACACTCAACATGATTTTAATGCAGGAGCAGGAAAAGTAGTAGAAAGTTATGTAGCTCCTGTTGATATGGAAATAAATGGTGAAACAATCACAAAAGGTACATGGGTACTGGTGACAGAAGCAACCGATGAGATATGGAAAGATATTAAAGATGGCAAAATGACAGGTTATTCCCTTGCAGGAGTTGCCGAGACAGAATTAATTGGGGAAGAAGTAACTAAAACTGAAGAGAAACAAATGAAGTCCTTCTTCCAATTGGTGAAGGGCTTTTTTAGTGGGCAAAAACAGATTGAAGTTGTGAAAGATGCTGATGATGAAGCAACATTACTTTTCGCAGTAGAAAAAGCTGGTAAGAAAATCAGTAATGTGAACATGTCCGATATCGATGCAGCTATTGATTCGTTAACAAATCTAAAAACACGCGTCGCGCCGTCAACAGAAGGTGCAGGAAGTGAGGAAGATAATATGGAGTTTAATCAAGAACAGTTAGAAAAGACATTAGCATCCGCAGTAGAGAAAGCAGTGAATCCAATTAAAGAGGAGTTAGATTCTGTTAAAAAACATCTTAATCTCGACAAGGAAAAAACAGAAGAAGATATTAGAGTGGAAAAAGCTGTTGAAGCTGCGATTGCTCCCTTACGTGCAGAGATTGAAACGTTGAAAAAATCTCAAGGCGTTAGCAATCAACAAGATACTGATGTTGTTGAAAAAACTGAAGTCAAAAAATCTGTATGGAATGGCTTACTGTAAGCCTGAAGGAGGAAAAGGTATATGACACTTAATAACAAAACAATTATTGAAAAAGCAGACGTTACTCTTGCCACATTGGCTAGTGGTGGTTTAATGAATCCTGAACAAGCTGATACATTCTTACGTATGGTGCAAAACTCCCCTACTATTTTAAAAGATTCGCGCTTTATTCAAATGGCTTCAGACACACTTAAAATTGAAAAGATTGGCTTTGGTTCCCGTATTCTTCGTCCTGGCGTTGAAGGTGTACCTTTAAAAGATTCTGATCGCTCTGCTCCGTCAACTAGTACAATTACGTTAAATGCCAAAGAAGTAATTGCTGAAGTGCATATTACTTATGATACATTGGAAAACAATATTGAGGGTGGGAATCTTCAAAACACAATCATGCAGATGATTGCAGATCGTGCTGCATTAGATATTGAAGAATTAATTTTGAATGGTGATATAGCATCTACAGATCCTTATTTAGCTTTATTAGATGGTCTGCGTAAACAAGCAACTTCGCATGTTGTAGATGGTGTTCCAGTAGAGGGGATTGCTATGTTACAGCCATATAATGATGGAGATAATACTGTATCTGATATTTTATTAACTCTTCCTAAAAATATTGTGACAGGTATGAGCCGTAATATTCGAATTGAAGTGGATAAGGATATTCGCGCTCGTAAATTCATTATTGTTTTAACTGCGAAAGTTGATGTGAAGTTCGAAGAGGAAGATGCAGTGGCAAAAGTTATCAAAGTTAAGGAGTGATGACTTTTGAATTACTATGCTAAATTAATAGTCGGGAAAACATATGACGTCCATGAACGTCTATTTTTATTGGGGCAAGAAGAGAAGGTTACAAAGAAAACGTACGATTACCTAAGTGGTAACGAACAATTTGAAGTTCGAAAAGAAGGTAGTAAATCAAAAGGAGAGGAGTGATAAGTATGGTGCTTATTACTGTTCGAGAATTAATAGATTACACTGTACTGCCTGAAGTAAAGAAACGTCCTGTTCCTCTATTGGAGCAGGACATACTTGAGGCAGAAACAGAGATTAATAATATTCATAATATAGCTAATTTCGCTGATCAAACGAAATTTCCAGTAATTCCTGAAGTGGTAAAGTTAGCTTGTAAAAAGTTAGCACAGTATTATGCGTATACAAACGCTGATACTACTGCAATGAAGGGAATTAAGTCTGAAAGTGTTGGTGGTGGAGATTATTCATATACAAAGGATAGCTCTAGTATCACTAAACCTGATGTGCTTAATTTATTAAAAGGGTTTATACCTAACGCTGGAAAGAATAAAGTCACGTTCAAAATGAGGACGATTTAATGTCTCTACAAGTAATGATGGCCCATGAATGCGATATTTACCACTTGCAGAAGGAAACAAAGCCAGGGAAGTACGGGCAACCAGGAGAAGAGGTTTATTCTTACAAGGATAGTCCTGATGTAGCAGAACAAAGCTGCTATTTTATAGAAAGCACAACTACATCTGTACAATCAGCGCCAAACCAATTAAACAACCAAGAAATCCGAGTATTATTTATGCCGGATGCTGATGTTAAGCATAATGACAAAGCGATTAAAAAAGATACGAATGTCGCTTACTATATACGAAATCCCTTTCCAGTAGCGAATCCACGTACTGGTGAAGTTTCACATATAAAAGCCATAGCAGAGAGGAAGAGTGAGCCATGGCTAGCCAAATAACGACTAGAGGGTTCCGCGAATTCAGTGCTAAGTTGAATCGTATGGCGAACGGGTTAGATCAGAACGTCGCTTTATGGCTTGAAGCTAGCGGTTTTCAATTTCTAGAAGAAGTACAAAATCAAA